CTGATTGCCCATTATATAGCACTTAGGCTTTAACCTTATGCCATCTATCTGTTTCTTTCTACTTTCGTAACCATCGCGCCTGTGCGTTTCATCACTTCGCTGTGGTGCAGATAGCTTTAGGGGTTTCCAGCAATTCAATGGGTTATCATATGTATGTCTCCACACAATGAGCCTATAAAATTAAGCCTGTCCTCTAGTCCCTGACGCAATGCAAATTTGCGTACCGGGATATAAAATAGCCCTTGTAACCGTATATATCGCACTGATATAGGTTTTACCTATACCACGACAAGCTACAAGGACGAAAGTTGTACACCAGAACATCATCACAATGAGTATCTTTTGAAATAGTCTTAGCTTTATATGTAGATAGTCATTTACAAACCGTTCTGGATTATTTCTGTAGTATGAGCCCCAATATGCAGCTCCGTTAAGTATCTTTTCAGCTCTTGTCATCGTCATCACCAACCGAATAAGATTCTATTAGCAAATCTTCTTCATCTCCGTCGTATTCTGGCTTTTCGACCTTGAGACGATTGATCTCATCTTCGTACATCTTGGTATATCCATTCTTTACGCCAAGCATTTTACAAAGATGTCCCATCCAAGTGAAAATATACTTTTTGATTTTGTTTACATCTTTCAAGTCTTCGTCGATTTCCGGCAAAGGCTTTTGATTTTCGTACTTCCACAGCCAAACACCGAGAGGGGTGTTTGTCATCTCTGTGTCTAAATCATCTGCCTTGTTCTTTTGAGCGGGCTTGAGATTTAGACTGCCTACTAGTGTATTTAAAGAGTTTACCATTTTGTCTATTGAGCCACCCGCGGCGCTTGTTTTAGCAATGGTAATATCGAGATTACATATTTGGCGTATGAGAATTTCCGCCCCTATGTCGATATCATTGTCGTTTGGAAGCCTCGACATATAATACTCACGTCTCTGTTCAAGTTCTTTGTACATCGAATTCGGATACCCAGTACCCCAGAACGCAATAACTTCGTCTGTGGGTGTATATTGTTCCTCTTCTTTTTGTAGATTCTGAGTCGTCTCTTGAACGGTGGGCTTATCTGCTTCTTCTTTTGTTTCGTTAGTTTCATTTCCATTCGGAAATAGCCATAGAGAATTTTCTTCTCTCAAAGTATCATCATAGCTCTTACCTGCAAACGTAGCCGCGTTAAGCCTTGTCATATACGCTGTCATGGCTGAATACATAGAAGATCGTTTTTCTATGGAGTCATAAATTTTTGGATCCCAATACAAATCCAATTTCCTGCACATTTGACGAACGGATAATTTTGGGTTCTTACTCTCTTCGAGAAAACTGTTGTACAACTTGTCTACACAATCCTTACATATAGGAAGATAGGCAGTACCTCTGTAGAAATCAGCATAGCTCACGGAAAAGTATCCTCTTTGCTTTGGATAAACTCTACCGCACCTTCCGCAAGTACACTCAGTTCCCTTATAAGTCTTGTTTCCCATTTCCATAGCCATAATTAATCATCCTCGTCTGCGCCGCTGTCGTCGTCAACGAAGTTATCATCAAAATCGTCATCTATACTATCCTGTTCCTCATATTCACAATCAAAATCTTCGTCCTTTATTATGGGAGGCAGCGAGATATCTCTATCTCTCACTGAGAGGTCATATGTTATTGCTGCCATACGAAGTTTATTGCCAAAAGAGAATTTAGGAACATATCTTTCTTTAACATCTACAAGACCGTCAGTTCCCGGAAGTTTAGTTTTTCTTGCAGCTCTAAGTCTTAACCCGAACGTTCCAAATCCGTGTAAATATATTTCTTCGCCCCTCTTCATGGCATCTTCCACTACTTGAAGAAAGGCTTCTATCACAGCAGACACGTCGTTCTTATTATACATAACCGTCTTGTCAGACTTCCTTACAAAGAAATCTTTATGATTTCCTTCGTCGTCTGTAATATGAAAAGTCTGTTTCGGGAACGAAACAGGCTTGCGAACATCGTTCTGCTTTAACGCTTCGACAACTAACGTTATCGCATCCTTTTTTGTCATTTTTAATATCCTTTCATTCTATCCGATTATAGTTCAGATAAGTCTTTCTTTTTCGGAGCAACAATTCCGTCCTCATTGAAATACATTCCTATCTGTTCATCGGCATCTATATCTGTATACACCTTGCACATATCGGCTGATTCCCAACCGACTATCTGTGTGATTACATTGTCTGGTATTCCCGCTCTTGCTAAGTTGGTTGTAAATAGATGTCTCAGCGAGTGCCAATAAAAGTCACGTCCCGTCAATGTTGTGAACGACACCGCCCAACTGTTTACTGTTGGAATTCCGATGTGCCCTTCCATTTCATCTCCCGCAGGAAACAGCCACTCACTATCTATCTTTAATTTACTTCTTTCTTCTATCCATAAATCTAAGTATGGCTTAAACTTCTTTGCAAGTGTATAACAATTGATGTATTTACCCCCTGCTTGCCCCTTGGTTTTAATCGGATCGCTTTTATATAGCGAACCTCCGCACACTAAGTGGTCGTCTGAAAAATCACTAACTTTAAATCTACAAAGTTCAGCTTTTCTTCGTCCACTGCAGATACCGAGTGCAAGAAAACAGGCTTTCTTATATTTTTTATTCTCGACCAATATATTTAATAGGGAATCAAGTTCATCTTCTCCCCATACAGTTTTCTTTCTGACTGGTCTATTCACAGGATTTTCTACTTTGTTTATAATGTTTTTGAAGTTAGGATATTCGTCATCTAAAACATTACATATAAAGTTGCTAAGAGATGACAAGGCAGCCTTAAGCCTCCTAACTCTTGCGGGGGAGTTTTCGTTGTTGTTTAGCAACCAATTTTGATATGCGACTATATTCCTCTTTGTCCAATTGATAAAATAGATATTGCCAATGTTTTGCAGACACCATACCCACGCTATTTCAATATCGTTTTTATATGCGGCTATTGTTGTCTCGCTTCTTCTGACAGATTTTAAATAGTCCAAAAAGTCATCTAAGAGTTGTTTATTTTCAGAATTGACTTGTTTAAGCAACTCTTCGGATGTGATTGCGTTCATCTTTGTCTTCCTTGACATGATAGCTTCCCCCCTTTCTTTCAAATTGTACTTGCTTTATGTATTTTTACATTTTAGGTGATATTCTGCGTCTACGCCCGCCTCCTGATTAACAATCAACAGTAATTGAGACGGAGTGGAAAATAATCTTTTGCCGTTAGCGTAATCATCTGTTCCACATAAAGAACCGCATATTGCAGAAGTAACACCAAGTTCCTCGAAACTCTCTCTGTGGTGCTTGTCGCCAAGCACAATATATTCAACGTTCTTGTTATATTTCTTTTGAAAAAGCGTTGATAACAGACGCGGAGATGTCTTAATGCCGTCTAAATCTCCGTGTGCGGCAAGTATGCCGTGTCCGCTTGCGTTGATAAATAAAAACTCGCTCTCAGACTCAGGCACAATGAAGATGTTATTCACACCACTGAACCTTTGTTCCAACCACCACGGTATTATGCGTTCCATATTATCTCTATGGATGTTATCCTGTTTATTAGCAACGGTTCTTGCGTGGTTGCCATAAGTCACATACACATACGTTTCATCCACTGCGGTGCTAATATACTGGATTGTTTGTGCTAATATCTCGGACACTTGCATTAATTGATCACATACTAACTCCTCTGATGCTACTCTGGCGCTTACATGAATCGCACCGTGTATCAAATCGCCTAATACTACAATATGTAATTTTCTACATTTGTTACGAATGATTCTATCAACTGCGGAGTCCGCTATTTCTTTGACTCTTTCTTGACATATTTTTGTGCTATATTTGTTAAACACGTTGTTGGTTGTCATCCCGTAATGCCAGTCACTCAGCACCAACACAGCTTCATTATCTTGATGTGCGTTGCTTTCTTCCTGATGTGTGCCATAATCATTATACATGAGCCCTATTGTGTCGTTTAGATTGTGTGCAGCCTCTACGAGTTTATCGTAAAGATGCTCTCTCCTACCGTCAGAATTAACTAGTTTGTTATATTCTCTTCTTTGATCAAAAAACTTCTGGCGTTCTCTTTTGTATTCATCAAGTTTTTCATTGATATTATCAATGAACGACGAGCCGCCATCGCCATTCGACATAACTTTGACCGCTTCTGAACCGATCAAATCAAGAGTCCTTCTTGACCCATACATCATTCTCCTAGCCACGTCACTCGAATATGGTTGCCCATATACCAGCTCTGATAGCTCTGTGTAGTCTACATCAGCCAACGTTTTGTCTACTAACTTCCCGTAAATAAGTCTCTTGTGATAATCAAAATCAGTCTCGCCAGGAGTGCGTTCAATTATGCTCACTAGGATACACCTCGACGTCTGTCCTGAGTTCGTTAAGATAATTCATCACTCTAGGTGATTCTTCACAATAGTAACGATGCCTTTTTGAGTCCTGCTTCATAGTTCTTACGATATGAGCATACGGAAATTTGCTTCTAATTTGTTCACTTTCTTCTTTGTTGATAAGTGTCATAATATCTTCCTTTAATTCTAATAAATGACTTTAAAAAGTCCTCTTGCAATGATGCCGCAAGATGGCTGGATACAAAAAAACGAGGGGTATCATCCCCTCGTTAAAAATATATCTGATTTTAGTATATATTTCTGTCCATATATAGTATGGTGTATGTGCTGCTAAAACGGCTCTGGGAGCCGTTTTAGGCGACGTAGTAAATTCCAACAGTAATAAAAGTAATTTATCTTAATCTATACACGGATTCTTTATTTTGCCTAGCCTGGACTATTTTGCTACAATCGGGACAGTATTTTCTGGGCTTGCACGATTTACCTTTCTTGGTTGTGATGCCACAGTTTTCGCATTCGAAAAACGCTTCTCCTTTATATTTTAAGTATTGGTTTCCCAAATTTCTAAAATCTGACACTCTAATTGCTTCACTCTTGTTATCATCCATAAAGCAAACCTTGACGCTTGTGTTGTCTACCTGCCTCGAAAAACTGATTAACCCCTTATCTCTTAATTGTGAGAACAAATTACTTCTAAATTTGACTGACGCTTTTATGTTTGCCAGTGCCATTATCTCCGAGTCATTATTGTTCACCCATCCGTCTGCGTTGCTTGTAATGGATTTGAATTTAGCAATGCACAAGAGCGTGAACGCCAAACGAGGTAGCGTTCTGGATTCTGTAAAGAGTTCGTCTATCTTTTGCATTTCAGTTTTAGAAATGCTTATGTAACCTATAACGATGAGTTTATTCTTAGATGCCCAATTCACTATCTTGTCAAGCCTGTCGCCCCATTCGTACACCATCGTCCTCTGGTCACACTGTAAGAGGAAATTATCTAAAAACCTTCTGACGTCTTTTTTGGGATAACCCTCCTCAAAGTAATATTTGGCAATCCTGTATAAAGTTTCTGTAGGTCTTTTGCCTACTACACGCTCCTGTATCGCGTTCTCTGCCCACTCTTTCTCATTCAGTATAATCATACGTTATCTCCTTTTCAACATCAAATTCGTGAACTCTAAAGTTGTCACCCGCATATTTAACATCTCCATCTTCGCACTTTGAGAGATATCTGATTTTAAATCCGTTGTGTTCGAGCAAGTTGTTGATTATTTGTTCTCCGACCATCGTCCATACAAATAACTTTGACAAGTTCTTTTCATAACAAATGTCAATTAAAATATTACACAGAGACTTCTCGTCTGGGCATATTTCATCACACTGTCTCTTGAACCACTCATTGGTGCGAGAACGCTCTGACACAACATAGTCTTTGTCAAGCCTTTCAGTCTCTGCTCTTGTCATAAAACATCTTGTAATATCTATGTAGTCTTTATACACTCTTTTGATATCTCTTTTCTGAGCGGGCGTATATTCTGCATCTGACTTTAAAATGTTGTAATCAAAATTTCTATCCACCCTCTTCTTTGAAATTATTCCATCGAATTCGGATTCGAATTTTCTACATATTTTGTTAAGTACGCATTCCGACATACCAACCGGCATTTTGTAATCGTAATACTTAATAAACTCTTTCTGCCTCTCTGTTAGCAAATCTCTTGGCACAGACTTTAACTCGCTTACGGACATTCCGAATTCTCTCAGGCTGTTCTTTTCTGTGTTGCTTATAAATGTTGAGTATTGCTTCTTCAGTGCTGGATATATGTATGTCATAAAATAAGGCTTTTTCTCAGCAGAGATAGTTCTATATAGGTCTTTTGTGCTTTCGTCTTCAATTTTGTTTACAGAATATCTATCATACCACACTTTTGGCATAGGCTTGCAAATGATTCCCTTTGCTTTATCTATCGCATTCTGCTGATAGAGCTGACCGCATTGAATTCTGTATGTCAGTTCCTTATACTCATCACTCTCTTTGTTGAACCGAGATCGTATTTCAAACATTGTAGTTACCCAGTTAGTGGTTTGTCCAATATCATTGCCGAAGCTCTCTATGTTTGAACGAATGAAATCCTCCTCCGATGTAATCTTGGACTCAGCCTTTCTCTGGGCACACATCAATGTAGGCAGTGGCTGATGCTTTTTTAGGAGAATTGGGTTGTCGGTTAACATTACTATGTCTCCATCGAAATCCATTCCATTTAACGCAGCCATTGACGTGTCCCACGCGTTGAATATGGTTCCGGTTTTAATATATCTGAACCAGTAGTTGACTTTGTTGTTATTCGCTGGTTTGACCGCTCGGATATTGGCATGGCAGGTCATAGGTGCCCGAAAGCACACCAATCTTTCAGAACCGCAATTGCTCCAATATTGGTTGTATATCTCTCCTGCCGACAGCAACCCAGTCACTGGGAGTTCGAATATTGATTGGCAGAGCGCATATGGATCTCCTAATGCAATAGAGTAATTGCCATGCACATTGATGGCTCCTATTTTTGCTTGGTCAATTCTGTTATGTATCATTTGGTAAATGTGGTTCTGTACATATGCGTCATTAATTAAGCGGCTGTCTATAGCCAAGGCTTTTGCTACGACGTCTGAACTTCCGTTGAAGCTCTTTTCTGTCATATGTTTTCCTTTAAGGAATAGAAGCGATTTGCGCCAGTCGCCCCCGATGACATCCTTAATTTCTTCGATTGTTGGGGCTATTAATTCGTTTATGTCGTCATCATCAAGGTTAAATGATTGTATAAACTGATAATTCAAAGCCCTCTCGTTTTCTAAGAACTCCGGGCATATCTTGGTAACGGCGAATGTGTATCCGTTATTCAGCGACTTTGCTATATAGTCGTTGCAATTCTGATAACTGTCCCATAACTTCACCATTGAAGTTGTAAGCACCAATTCAACGGTTCTAATATCAACTTGATTTCCCCATGCGTCAGTAACAAGATATTTGCCGGCGACGTTCTCTGCAAAGTCCAGAAAGTCAAATGTGAATACCGTTCCCTTCTCGAAAGAAAATCTTGTATTGCATCCGCTCATCATGTAACCTAAGTTTAATTCGTTGCTCCATCTCTCCGCTAAGGAGGGAAGCATAATTCCGTATCCATCCGACGCATCGAGATGTATTTCCTGGTTGGGTCTGAATTCTATAATCGGCTCGCCATCATTCTCGTCTGATATGTATGTGATGTCTGATAGAAAATCCGTTTCGCAATCGTTAACGACCAAAACTCCCTTTGGCATAGTAACAGGCGTTGACGCACTACACGATAAGCCTTTATATGCCTCAAGTTTAGCCGGTACTAATTTTTTGGATAAATCTCTATCGTTGTTTATACGTCGCTTTAGTTCGTCCGTCACCCTATCGCTGGTGAATACAATTGTGCTGCACTTTATACCACCATTCGTTCCCAGAAGCCTGCGGTACTTTATTCCGTTTATTGTGAATCCCTGACAAGCTCTATAATAGTCTTTTTCTTTGTCGATAACAAGAAACATATAATCAGGAATAAACTGTACTTCGTCAAGTTCTGCGTACAACCTCTTGATTTCACGCTTGTTCTGTGTGGTGTTGCCGTCCTTTTTGAGCATCTTGATTTCATGACGTATTTCCCGTATTTGATACGATGTGTCTATCACACCGTTTAATTCATCAATCCATCTAAGCACCTGACTGTCGGCAAGCGCAATGAGTTCGCCAGATCTGCGAGCCTCGTCTATTGGTAGTGTTAAACTCCACTTTGATTTTCTAAGGCGTGAAGTGTGGACTTTCAGAATGTATTTTTGAAATGTTGCTAATTTCAGAAAAAGTCACCTCTTTCTATTTGCTGAAATGTTGGTTAAGTGTTTATTGAAATTGTTGATATTCAGTTGTAGTCTTTTATGTAATCTTGCCATGCGTCATAGTATTCATTCTTCAGACGTTCGTGTTCCTCGCAGATATCTCTGTCAATCAAGTGCTCGGCAAGAGGAGTGAAGAAATCACAACTCTGTGTGTTGTAACAGTCACTCTCGCTCGTTCCATAAAAGTAGCAGTATTTGCAATTATTCATTTGTTGTTCCTTTCTTAGTCAGATGTTGGTTGAAACATTTTTAATCCAATTGGTAAGTATAGTTCTCATTCGCTTGCTGGGTATGTATAACTCTATCTCCTTTCCGTCACGGATTGCACTACGCCATATCCACTGTAGCATTGTAGACAGCGCATACGCATCCTCGTCCACCTTTATTCCATTAGATGTGTACGCCAGCTTTTCCGCAACATTCATATATATATTAACAGCGTAAGCCAGATATCGGCTCTCCCTGTATTCGTTTGTGGCTCTCGTGTTAAAAGATAAAAATGCTTTTGAGTATCCCTTTCCTGTTAGCTTGTCCTTGTATGGTGAATAGGTTGACCACAATTTCTCCTTTGGTTCCGCACCTCTGTGCATGTTAACGAAATAGTTGTAAAGGTTTAATTTCAATCTACGAGTGCCTTCTATGCTTTTGGCAAACCATGCCATAGATAAATTATTTTTTTTATCACCGACATCGTTCAATTTACCGTCCACTATATGTATCATATTTGAGAGGTTGCCAACATACTGAGGTACATAAACATTGTTGTTTCCAAATTGCAAGCAACCATCTCTGAGCGTCACATTAGTCTTTTCATAATTAAGATTGTTGAGTTTTAAATAATGTTCTAGCCCCTGACCTTCAAATAAATACGTCAAAATATACACATCTTTAAATGAAGAAATGAGATTGGGAGAAAGTGTCCAGTAGAATAAGCATTCTGTTCCGTCATCGCCGTCTATTTTATTGACCGACTGTCTTCCAAATATTTCTTTAATAGGAGAAAGCATTCCACAATCGTAATTCTTTACCGCAAACTCATAAGAATTCCCGATATCTTTGATCAGCCCCGTGTTCAACAATACCTCTATATCAGTTTTCTTTACACTTTGTGTTTCTACCAAAGAAATGCACTCGTCCAAAAAAAGCGTGTATCCTTGTTCTTGTATTTCCCGAAGCATCTCTTTCGTGTACGACTTAAATGCTTGATGTGTTGAAGTAATATTCCTGCCTTGCTTTATCAGAGCGGCTGTATGCGTGCCTTTCTTGAATTCGTATTGTGGTATTTGATTTGAAGGTTCAATAAAGTTTAGAGCGGGGCACTTATCTTGGATCCTTTTAGCCTCGTCCAGATATGGCGTTATGAATATGAACTTGTCGTCTGGGTGTGCGTTCATGTAGTTGATAGCTGCCGTTGTATTATGCGTCACTATGAAACTGTCGGTTACATATAAATGCTTCTCACTATCTACAAATATGCACTGACATTCTTTGTTTCCTACATACTCTATCTTGCAAATAGCACGGTTGATTCCGGTTCCGTGATTCTCTCCCTTAGAATAGTCCGGCGTCTTTATTTTGACCAGATATCTAACGTTTGATTTATCCATTCCGGACTGGCTGTTCTTGCGCTGCACTTTTATTCTGGCAATACCACCTAATGACTGCACTAAGAATTGAATGTCTTTTGCTAATGTTTTTGACTCTGTAAAATACTCAAATCTGTGATTAACTACGGTGTCGCCGTTAACCAAAGAGTTAAGCAGTTTTCTTCGGTCATTTTCGCACGACAGTTTATAATCCATAGGGATAAACAACTCGTTGGGTTGTGCGTTGTCCATCTTATACATTCTGAGTGCATCTAAAACATCGTCTATATGTTCTATACTCTTATAGTCTACGGGTATACTCAAAACCTTGCCAAAATCAGAGGGCGTCGCTATTAGCTCTCGCTTGTCAAACTGGACGGGCTTCACGACAGGGATGTTATACTTGTACTGGATATCTCCGTTCTTCTTAATGACATACAGGTCGTCAAGAAGTATTTCTTTTAACGAGCGAGTTCGGAATATCCCACGGGTTACGTCACGAGATAACTGATAAGTCCACAGATGTTCGTCACAGCATTCGGTATGGCTGCCATCGGTGAATGTTACTCGATATACTTTTTTGACACCCTGGGGAAATACTCCAACTACGGTGTGGGGTAGTCCGTCTTCTCCTATCACGGACGAGCCGACGGTTACGTCGTTCATGAGTATGAATCCCTCGGGGGTGAGAACGGGGGATGTTAACGGTTGAGCTTTGCCGGTGCCCATTATGGCGTCGCAAACTTTAATCATATGTATTGCCTCCTTGTTGTTGAATAGTTAGTTGAAATAGTGGGTGAGTAATTGAAATAGAAAAATGGAAAGACGTATCCTGTGAACATAACAGAAAAAAAACCACTTACGGCTTTTTAAGTTGTAAAATGCAAAAATTGATGCCCCTGAGCCCAGGCGTAGAGCCGTTTGGAAAAATGTAGCTTAAAAAAGGAAAACACCTTCTTTGTTAGTATAAATTACTGGAGAGATTTGCTGTTCAGAACGGAATGGGACTGTCTAATTTTTCATCCAAAAATAGGAATCATATTGTCTATAAATTCAAGCCTCCTCAATTGTTGCCCGTACCGCAACAATTGTCGTTAAGCAACAGTAGCGGTTTCATCCTCACCGATAGCACTATCTATGAGATAGTTCTCGCTTACGCTGCCAAGATTGAGTTTAAGATATGCTTCTGTTATTTCTTCCATCGTTATACCGATATAGTCTAACGTTTGAGCGGGAGAGGAATGATTCATCATTTTTTGGAGAAGTAGTAACTTACGACTGCTGTTACCTGACATAACCATCTGATGATAACAAAAAGTCTTTCTTAACGTATGTGTACTCATCTTAATTCCAAGATGTAAATCTTTAGCTATACCTTTGAGTATTCTGTTTACTGAACGAGGAGTAATGGGTTCGTTTAAATACATTCCATTGTTGGATTCAGAACGGAATAAATAATCACTTAAAGATACGTTAGGCGTATTCTCAAGATAAAGAGTTATAGCATCCACTACAGCGTTGTTGATGGTGATGTACCTGTTCTTCTTCTTCTTTCTGGTGTTTCTGGTTTTTATCTCAAATACAGGGAAAGTATCTTTAAATACAAAGTTCTCATTAATCAAGTCAGAGAAACGGAGCATCCTTAAATCACTTATTCGTAGTCCAAAATTGATGCCGACTACGAATAACATATTGTCTCTGAAACGTCCGTGTGTAATTAAATAACGTGATATTGCTATGATGTCATCCATGTTCTTGATAGGCTCAGAAGTCTTATCTACAACCGTTTCGTTAATAACTTCCTCTTTAGCTGGAGCTATAAGATCGGAATTTAACACTCTTGTGTTTCTCTTGAGAGCTGTATAGTCGATAAGAATTGTTGATGCGTGTTCTAATGATGTTGAAATACCTGACATGGCGTAGTTCCTTTCTTGTTCTGGATTTTAATTTGTATTGATGATTAACACACCCTTTATTCATTATAATCATTATACACTATAAACGCAATATTGTCAAGTGGTTTTTGAACGATTTAAAAAATAAATTTTCGTAAGATTTAGGAGCTGTTCATTACTTGGGGAACAGTCGCATCCAGGAGAAGTAGTGATCACGGAGTTTGTGATAATAGAGCCATTTGTGAGACGGTGCTTTCGTGTTTTTGGACTAAGAAAAAAGTTGAATTGAAATGAGAAGGGAAAGGAAAATGTAGGATGTGGGAGGGGAAATGACTTGTACCGGTTGCGTATCTGGAAGCCGTCAAAAAAGCCAAAACTACCGCCTATGTCACATAGTGTAAAAAAAGGACGTTGAACGCTCAAACCGCATAACAAAGCCAAAAAGATAGACCCGTCCCCACCTAGTGAATAAAAAATGTGAATTAGGTATTGACATTCAAGCGGAGCTGTGCTAGAATGTTGACAGTCGGAAAAATTCCGACAGCCGTTACAGACAGTGACGGCAACACACATATATAGCCGATAGGCTAGGAGGATTTAACACTATGGAAAAAATCACAAGCACAGTAAACAAGGCGGAAGCGTGGAATGAATTACTTGCAAAAGCCGAAAAACACGATACCGAAGCAATACAGACACTTGCAAAAGTCATTGCTTTAAGTACACTCAAGACTTGTCTTGACCCTCGCAAGCGGTCAGCACATATCGACAGTGACAAGGTCGACAGTGTTGGAAGTGACAAGTATTTGACAAAAGTAAAGAATGACGGCTACCGCCTTGACACAAGCAAGAAGGACGCAAGCGACACAATGCCCGAGTTAGCCGACCTCGTGAGCGTGGCGACCGTTGCCGTTTTGGAAAATCTTAACAAGTACGGCAATTTAACCGCAACGGTCAAGTATCAAAAGCCACAACGGCAAATAGTATACGGCAACGGCAACATAAAAATGATTGAAGCCGAAGCCGTGCCGATACAGCTTGTTTATAGGGCTGTACGCAAGTACATTAGCGGAATGAAGAACGGCGGGTCACTCGGTGCGGACGGATACTCATACATTGCCATTACCGACACAGACACGGATACAGGCATTGACACGGTTATATATAGGCGACTCGGTAAATATGCCGATATAGGCGGATACACCTCCGAGGGCTTGTATACCGTATCCGAGGAGGACGTGACAAGGATTGACGGCATTATATCTAGGCTCGACTTGACAAGGGAGCAAAAGCGCATACTGTCGCTTAGACAGGGCGGTTATAGTTTCGGCGCAATTGCGGATATACTCGGAGTTACACAAGAAGCCGTAAAAAAGGCTATAAAGCGCATACGTTGCAAGGCTGTAAAGATAGGCTTCGAGCCGACAAAAGCCGACTAACTGACAAGCGCATATATATATATATTAAAGGGCGTACCAGATACGCCCTTTTTCTTTTTGGACAGGGAGCTACCCTAGCGGTAGCCGTCCCCACCTAGTGAGTACTAGCGACAGGGAGCTACCCTAGCGGTAGCCGTCCCCACCTAGTGAGTACTAGCGACAGGGTACCGCCTTGAGCGGTGCCGAAAACGGACTGTCAACCGATATTGACAGAGACCTCCACTATTGAAGGCGTCGGTAAGTGCGTAGGAATTAAGCCTATGGTTCGGATTGTGAAAACCCTTACAGTTCTATCTTGTTAGATGTGAAACAAGGTTGCGAAGGCTCTATCGTATAAAAATGTGAGCTATGCGTAAAAGCAAGCGATGAAGTACAGCGAACAGGTAAAGCGTCCCCTAGGGGATATATTGCCGAAGGTTCTTGCATTCCGAGGAATGCAAGAAAATAACCGCGTGAGCTGTTCGGATAACTTGTAACTAGCGTGAATGGACAGAATTTTAAGCCTTATGGCTTTTAACTCATAAATCAAGCCCACTCAGGTGCAAATTTGAGTGGGTTTTCTTATGAGCTAAATGCTCAAATACTAAACTTAAGGAGAAAACACTATGTCAACCACTGAAAGAAAAACCCTTGAAACAAGAAGGGAAGAAATCGCTAAGAGAAAAGCGTCTATCGTTGCGCTTGTACAGAAGTACAATGAGCTTATGCTCAACGAAAAGACACCCGCTAAGGATATCAAGGCAACACAGGACGCACTCGATAAGGACTTAGCCGACTACAAGGTACAGGCTAATCACCTGTTCTACGAAGAATGCGAAGCCTCTGGTGATGCTATGCTCGAAGCCGTAAAGCGTCAGGATGTTGTGTATCTCAAGACAAGAGATGTCACAGATAAAGAGTCCAAGATAACAAAACGAATTGTCGAGGAAAAGCCGACAACCGTTGACCTCGATGCAATGCATAAGTACAGCCTCGAAGTCCTTAAAAAGGACGGAATAGGTAAGAATAAGAACTGGAGGAACCTCCTTCAGAAAATCAATTTCTGCCTTACACTTAGAGTCGCCAAGGCAATCGGCGTAAAGGACGAGGTGTATAAAGACCTCGAAGGGTACTACACAATAAATGCCATTGCAAAGGATATCGACCTTGGCAAAAATCCGCTGTCTAACACTCAGGTATTAAAGACTCTGCAAAGAGCTGTAACGGACATGATAGGCGAGGAATACAAGGCGACTTCGCACGATGTCGCTTATATGCAGGAATGTATATCAAAGCGTGCGGGAAGCGGCGTTATAAAAGCGGCTACACACAAGGAATTTTATAAAATCCTCCTCGATGTATGCCACCATATCGTAACGGGCGATCCTTACGGCTTAAAGGCTAAGATATCAAAGAAAAACTAATTCATGCGGAATTTCCCACGGGTTTTCGCCCGTGGGTTTTTAATTCCTATATCCCCACACTGATGAGTCCCTAAAAGGACGAAACCGCCGGGTTTTCGGCGGTCTGTGGGTAAAACCACATTCATAGTAACCCTCCTTAATCCGACGGGTTTTTAATCCGTCGGCGCCTGTAATGCAACCGTTGGGTTTTCTAGCGGCGGTTACAAGTCCGCATAAATGCAGAGTACGGTAACGGGAGGTTTTACCATGAAAGGCACAAACACGGGAGGTTTTACCATGAAAAGCACAAACACGGTTCTCGCAAGATTTGCAGACATTGGCGAGGTTGAGTGCCCTATGGACATTCTAGATATCATATGCGGCGACCCGCATATAGAATGGGTTATTGACGCCGAAACCGGAGAGCTGATTTTTGATAAACACGCACACTGGATTGGCAATGGTTTTGAACAGTTAAAACCATACCTAGATAGGTGCTAAGGCATTAGATAAACGCAGGGTGTAAAAAAAGGAGGTCTTCATATGGAAGAAGTACGCACCGCAATAATGGAGGCAATTCGTAAGTCCAAGGTTTTCAATCTCAACGAGATCGACATTCGCCCAGGCATTTTCAACGTCGAGGTTTTTCTTCGTGAACGACACAATGGCATAATTCACAGAGAATGCAAGTTTAAAGTTTTTAAATATATGCCTGTTGCAAAAATAAAACAAATTGTAACCGTTTCTTGCAGAAATTTCTAACGCAGAGCAACCGCCGTTTTGGCGAGTAATGCGGGTGTCTTATGGCAGCGGTTGCAACCCCGCAAGGAGAATTTGATGTGTAGCTAGGAGGTAAATTATGAGCTACAAGGTTTTTAAGAGCAAAGTAAGGGGTATTTTATCCCGCTCTGGCGACTCAATGAAGGTGTATTTCTCGTCACACGGCGGAAATCACAACGCGAGGTTTTCTGACGGAACGGTAATCTCAGGAAACACGATAAACAAGGCAGTTTCTATCCGCTGGAACGGTAGAAACCACACAGCTATGGCTGTGATATAAGGGAGGTTTTTCGTATGGCATTTGTGAAACTGCTGTATAAAGGTCAAGTAGTCGGTCGGGTTTTAACGAATATGGTTGCAGCCTTGACCGTCGATAAAGCGGTTTATTGCGGTTGTGGATACGACACAACCGTCGAACAGGACTGCAAAGAAGCGTATGAGGCAGGGTTTCCTGCGGCATACAAGAAGGGCGAAAACTACGGAATAAACACAGCAGGAATACAGCTTGTGTGGTAAAAGGGGAGGTACTTACATGGAATACCCGTTTTTCATCGAGGATGCTGGCGAGGCTTATCGTATAAAAGCCTCTGAGAGCAAGTATTACAGAAAGCCAACAAAGGCTTTGCTCAGAGAAACTCAGAGGTTGCTCAAAGATTTTTGTATCTCGGTTTCTATACCGAGGTTTGAAACGGCAGGCGAATTACTGCGCTGGCGTAAGTCAGTGCTCACTGCTTAAGGAGGTTTTTCTGTGTTAATCGTAGAATTTGTACAATATCGTAACGTGCTTTGTGGCAGGGTTCTCGCTATGAGCGATGAGCTCAGAGGCGCGGGAATCCTTCACAATAAGGGTGATTTCAGCATTTCGAGCGAGGCAGTTCCTTCCCTTTCGGAAAATAATTTATATGTCAGAGGCAGGAACACGATAGATGATGAAACCGTTTTCTGCTGGCAGTATTCCAGCATACAGAAGGCAAGTGAGGCTAAGTCAGCATTCTCAGGAATGATTCGCGAGCTAAACATAGAGAACGGCTATTCATGTCAGCCAGAAATCGTGGGTGGTTAATATGTATGAAGTAACTTATATAGTTAAGGTGGGTTTCGTTAAAATCACGAAACACTTCGACTCCTACTTCCTATGTAGGAATTTTGTAAACAAATGCAAGCATTCTAAAAAAGTAATGCTTGTTTCATATCCGCATTTTGACTGAGGCGAGGCATATGAGGATAATCTCGTTTATGGAACGCAACGTTCACGGGGCGTGGGTAATATACGGCGCAGCAGGAATCCGCCAGTATTATTATTACACGAAAGCTCAGGCTCGTAAGTTATACATAGAGTATTTTCACGAGCATTTTGTCGTCGAGAAGAGGTGAATTGATGTGAGGTACGAAGTTACCATTACAGAGACACTTAAAACAAAGGTTTTTATCGAAGCCGACAGCCCAGAGGAAGCCGAGGAGATTGTCAGAGACGGATGGAACCAAAGTGAGTACATCCTTACCGCTGAGGATTTTGTAGGTGTTTCCTTTAAAACAAAGAAAAAGGCTGTATAATGGGAGGTAAACATGATAGCCATAGCAATAATCTTAGGGATTTTGTACATTGTGTACAATCTGATAACAGCGAAACTTCTTTCCGCAAAGGAAATGAAGAATGATTTTGTTGACGGACAGTGTACTGTCGGCAAAATACTAACAAATATATTCTACGCTCCAGCGTGGATTCTTAAAGGCGTAAGATTCGCGGTAACGGCGGTGATAAAATGACGATAAAGAACGGAAGTTTCACACTCGAAAGTGCGAAGATAAGTGGTAGAGAGCTTTCGGTTTGGGCAGAAGAAGAAGCAAAGTCACTAAGCTCGAAAGAGCGAGATTCGATGCTCGAAATCTCTTTCTTCGCCGAGGATAATAACACAGACGAAATCACTGTAAGTAATGTCACAGCGATTATTTCCAAAGGTTTCTTTAGTTTAAAACTTGAAACACCATATGTGCTAGATGCTCTTGAAGAACAATATCTGCCACTGGAATGTGCGAGATTTTCAAAATATCTCGTAAAGAGACGAGGCGACGAGCTGGTTGCGTATGACATGAGGGTGTCTAAATACCCAGAACGAGTTATCGAGAACGACGCCAGTCTCGCTGATTTATTCGAAGCAGTCCAAACATTAAGAGGGCTTCCGAAAGAAGCGTTCAAGGACGAGTAAACTGAGAGCAATCGTAGGATTTCGTGCTGGCAAAGTCGCAAACAGCTCCACGGGCGATGGAGAGAGTCTTAACACAGTCAGCACGAAACACGATTACGAGGACTAAGGAGTATTTATGGCGAATACGGAAATGATGAAGAAAGAAAGTATATATAGGCTCAGCAAACTTAATGTTCTAAGCTGTGTAATCGACGACTTTCAAAACAAAGGTTGGTTATACTACACAGAAAGCGCCACAGGGGCGCTTTATTATATCAATGACGAAATGAAGAAGTTCGTTAAAGAAATTGAGGAAAGGTACAAAGGAATGGTGTACCATATCATCCACTCAAAAACAGAGTTCGGCGAGTTATTCTCAATGCTTTGGACGACTGCTTACGAAGAAGAATGGGAAGCGGAAAGAGAAAACCTTGAAGAGGGATATGTGTTCGCATATGTGAAGAACGCAACGGATGACTGGTGTTCAGAATTCGGAGACATAATAATCAAGGAAAGATTCGGAGGCTTGTGTAGAATTGGATAAAGTTAAAGACGATTCTGTATAGACGACAGACGAGTCACTATGGAGTATTTTGAAGACGTACAAAAAACGATTAATATTTAAGGAGTAAGTATGGGATACTATACCGATTACACAATAACAGTAGATAATAATACCCAAGAACTAGAAAGCGAAATGAAGAAATTCGGGTTTCTTGATAACTATGACGAGGGTTTATGGGGCGGAGATGCTAAATGGTACGACTGGAGCGACGACATGATAAAATTGTCAAAGAAGTTCCCGGAGGTATTATTTACAATAGAAGGCAGAGGAGAAGACTCCACAGATATATGGGGGTACTATTACAAAGACGGAAAGTCTTACATACAAACCGAAGTAACAATATATGACTACCCAGGCGCCCCAGAAAGCAAACCTCCTGAGTGTTATTTGGAAAAGATAAAAGAGACGATACGAAAATACTCGTTTGAATAAGGAGGTTTTTGAATGTATGATTACAGAGAAAACGTAAAACAAGATGTGCTAGAGTACATAGAAGAAAATGTCGGACATCTTAAAGCATCTAACAAAGACGAATTAGAAGAGGAACTTTATGACTCTTTATGGACGACAGACTCAGTAACAGGAAATGCAAGCGGTTCATACACCTTTAACACATGCAAGGCGGAAGAAAATCTCAATGGAAACTGGGGTTTATTACAAGAGGCTCTTGAGGACTTCGGGTGCGACGAACTTAATCCAACAGAAATGGGAGCAGAGTGGTGCGACGTTACTATTAGATGCTATCTTTTACGTCCGTGTATAGCAGAGGTCATAGAGGAGCTCGATAAAGAAGTCCTTGACAAAATATTCGAACAGAACAAAGACGAATAATTCTTCTGAGAGGCTAGTCCTCTCATCACAAGAAAGCGGGAGCAGAATTACCAACATAGTTTTCTCCTTTAGACACAACAAATTCTCCTTAACACCATACGACACTAATTACAACGTTAACCGGTAATTCTTGACGGTTTAACTCCGTCATTTCCCTACATACTCCCGTCACAACCTCCCGACGGGAGTACAATGTTAATAAACTCTACAAGAGTTTAAATATAAAAATAAAAGGAGTAATATTTATGGCAAAGTTAAAGTTAATCGGAGACGTAGTAGTCCTCCAGTCAGCGAAGAAGTATTCGGACTATGAGATGGTCGGGAAGTACAGACCTGAGGCGCTGATCCTGAGAGACGAGAATGGCGATGCAGAATTCGCTGTTTCTGTCAGAGAGAACGCAGGAGAAATCACACCGTATTCAGTAATATTCGACTCGAAGACAAGAGACGAGGCGGGATACGCTCTCATATCTATTCCAGTGTCAGGCATACCGAGAAATCTTGACGCCAGTGGCACAAAAGAATTTATATGCGATAGGTTTTATACGACGGTAGCTAACGTCGAAAAGATCGAAGCAAAAATAGCATCGGTCGTAGACGAAATCACAAACGAGAGAAACAACTTAATAGGTAGTATCGAATTAGCGTAAAAGTAAGGAGAATTGATATGATAAAAATAATTATCTCAAGCAACACAAACAGAAAGACAGAAATTGTCAATGAAAGCAAGACAATCAGAGAAGTGCTGGACGACGCTCAGATAAATTACGCGGCAACCACAGTGCACTTGGACGGTTCTCCTCTAAGACCCGGAGACATTGACAAGTCGTTCAACGACTTCGGAATATCAGAGTCGTGTTACCTCACAGCAATCGTGAAAGCAGATAACGCGTAATTGACAGCCGCATACGCGGCTTGCAAAAAAAAACGACAGCTTGGAAAGACAAGCACTGTTATGTAGAGCATACCCATTAGGGACTCCCCGTTGTTTTAATGGGAGTAACAACTTGATAGGATGAACCAGCCGCGAGGAGGCGCCGCAGCGTGATGCAGGAATAAATAAATAACTCTTCAGAAACTTTCAACAGCCCAACCACACGAAGAAATACAAAATCGTATCAAGGAACCGCTAAGAAAGGAGCAACTAATTCCCTACGAGGCAAAGTCAAATCGATTTAAGCCCCACAGATGTCTCTGATGACCAAGGTCGCTCAGCCGACTCCAATGCCATCCTGAAGAATCCAATAGTTTACATAACGGAATAAACGCAATAGAAGTAGAAAGGTGGTTTTATATGTTTCCAGACGCAATAAACATCGAGGATATTCCGCTTACCCTTGATGTTACCGAATCGCCAAACGTCATCGGAATAGACAAGTCTTTTGAATACACGCTAGAAATGTTATTGCGTGATAGAACGATAAATAATTTCAAATGTGAGATCTGTAACGGATCAGACGCGCCTTTACTTGACGAAACGTGCGGTGAAATTAAAGAAGACACATTACTTATAATACTAACAACGACAACAAATGTTTTTCCTCAAGGATACACGAATGTTCGAAAATTTAGCACATTTTTTGCAGGAAAAGCAGACCTTTTCGCAAATGTGACTAAAAGAGTTTCAGTGGTGTGTCTGTATGCGCCACGAGGCACGATGGATTTAAAAATTTATCATCATATACAGTCAGCAATTCCGATAATGTTGCCATGGTATTTTGAAAATGAATCCAAGCTGTCAGACTATGAACTTTGTTTCCTAAAAACACTCACGTCCAAAAATGGAGCTTCTGAATACAAGAGACTCTTGACGGAGAATTTATTAAGCAAGGAGTCTCAGATTGAAGGAATTAAAAAGATGTTTGGAGGATTTTACGGCAAAGGAATAGCGCAGAAGAAAGAGGAATTACGGCTAGATTTAGAGAGACTTAATGTTAATTTTCTTTCAGCGCAGAAGGTGTTAGAGGATTACCTAAAAAAAATATCTGAAGCCGAAGCGATATACAACCAGTTGCAGTTAGCCCAAATTCGCGAGGCAACCGACATAGAAGACTATATGATTAAGAATATAGACTGTATTAGGGCTAAAAAAGTCGGCTACGATTATGAGATATCAATAGATTCGTATTACGATAATTACGATGAAGATATGCTTCGAACGGCACTCGGATGTGAGGGGTCGGCTCTTAATGAAGCACTTAGAGGGCATCCTGACATTAGGATAGTCATAGAAGAAATATTCTTAAATCATGCGGCAAAGATTAAAGCCCGGTCGTATTTTAAATTTAGTACTCACGAGCTAAAGGTCTTAGACGATATATACAGAGGCGATGGAGACAGGATAATCAATCCCCATCATAAATTTTATCGCTGTTTAGGCGGCTTTACGCCTCAAATTAACGATGCAATCAGAAGCGGAGATTACATCACAGCTCTTGAACTCGCAAGAGCCGCCACGGGAAATATCAATTTTATGGATGGGGCAGTAATTTCCAAGTTTGTGTTAGACCTCGTTAATAGAGCCAAAATAACAAAATGTGTCGAAATGCCTGATGGCTCTAGCATTACCATAAAAGACTTTTATGATATAGTTAAGGAAGGAGAAAAAGATGAGTAGAAGATTGTTCAGAACTTCTGAATATAAATCAAAGATAAAAAGGGAGCTCGAAAACAAGCTCTCTAAAATGGCTTTTGATCCATCAACGTATCCAGAAACGACAAAAGACAAAGCCGTGGTTGTAATAACCATGGAGGCAAAGGAGAAAATGTCGGCACTTGTAAACTCAGTGCCAACAGAGATAGCATGGCACGGACTCGCAAGGAAGCTGGAAAAAGGAAAATACGAAATATACGACATACTAGTATATCCACAGGTTGTAACGTCTGTAACAGTAAGCACAGACCAAGAAAAGTACGAAACATGGCTGCTATCTTTGGATGACGAAAGTTTCAACGCGCTGAGAATGCATGGTCATAGTCATGTAAACATGGGAGTGTCGCCCAGTGGAGTTGACTTGAGACATCAAGAAGACACGGTAAACAACCTGTCTTCAAATGATTTTTACTTATTTTTAATCTTAAATAAGAAGGGAGAAATTTATGCAAGAATTTTCGACGTGGAGGATAATACTATATATGAGAAAAATGATATAAAAATCATTTGGGAGAACAACGCAAAAATAAATGACTTTGTTGAGGCGGCTAAGAGACGTATTGAAAAGACACCAGAATTAAAACCAGACCCAGAGAAAGTCGAAATGTACTCAAGAGGATGGAAAGGAAGTGCGATAAATGGATTTAACGAAGAGTTATGATTTTTTTAAACCGGACAACACCATCCCTATTAATATAATAGGATGTGGCTCAGTTGGTTCGACCGTAGCGGAAAACTTAGCCAGATTTGGTTTCGAAAACTTCATTCTATGGGATTTCGATATTGTAGAAAGGCACAACATCGCAAATCAGATGTTTAGAGAGCGTGATATCGGAAAGAAGAAAACAGAAGCCGTTAAAGAATATCTGTCCGAAATAAATCCAACCTTATCTACGACAATAAGGACAAAGGACAATGGCTGGCGTGGCGAAACGCTTGCTGGATATATTTTTCTGTGCGTTGACACAATAGAATTAAGACGTGAAATTGCACAGAAGAGTATGTACAACATAAACATAAAAGCATTGTTTGACTTCAGAACAAGGCTTTTAGACGCTCAGCACTACGCAGTCAAGTGGACTGACTTGAAAGCCAAGAAAGATTATATTGAGACAACAAATTTCACGCACGACGAAGCAAAGGAAGCAACTCCAGTATCTGCGTGCAACATCGCATTGTCAGTGTGTCCAACGATACGAATTATTTGTGCCTACGGGGTTGCAAACTTTATAAACTTCGTAAAAGACGGAAATTTAAAGAAAATTATAATAGCAGACGCATTCTCTTTTGAGACGATAGCTATATAACAGATACATTAGTTCAAAGCATACCCATTAGGGACTCCCCGTTGTTTTAATGGGAGTAACAACTTGATAGGATGAAGACAGGATGATCCAGCATGGCAACGCCGTCGGAGTTCAAACGACCGATGCAAACCACGAACTACTACATCATCTAAACACACCGTCCGCCAAGATAACAAAGCTCCAGTGGTATTTCAGCCACCCCAAACAGAGCGGAAACACACGAAGAAAGGAAATAAACAGGGCAAAAGCGAGAAACGATACACCTGCGATCCCAGTCCAGACATCACCTCGCTCGCTGCAGGCAACCATCAATAGTTTGAACTAACAAAAGGAGATTTTTATGTATTACATAGTAACATTACAGAGTCCGAGACACAAGCAGATGTCTCTCGAAGACCTACTCTTCTCGCCTGAAGATAGTGTCTTTCAGACAGTATATTACAACACAATGGCAAATACCAGAGTATTCGAGGTTGAAAGTATAAGTAGCGAACTTAGAAACAAAACACCGATTTCATATCTAAAGTCTAAACTAAGAGATTTCAACGAAAAGACTGCCGAGTTGAGAACCGTTCCCAGAGAACAGCTTTACTATAGTTTCAAGATACCAAAAAGAACTGGTGGTTTGCGTCAGATTGACGCACCGATAGATTCATTAAAAGAAGCGCTGAATGAGCTGAAAGATATCTTCGAGCAAGATTTTCACGCAATGTATCACACATCCGCACACGCGTATATTAAGCAAAGAGGTATATTGACAGCCATAAAGAGGCATCAAAAGAATGAGTCAAAGTGGTTCGGAAAGTTCGACCTACATAATTTCTTTGGGAGCACAACCCCGGAATTTGTAACCAAAATGTTTTCGATGATATATCCGTTTTGTGAGGTTATGAAAGACGCAGAGGGACGGGAATTATTTAATACAGCAATTTCATTATGTTTCCTTCACGGAGGTCTCCCTCAAGGAACTCCGATATCTCCTATGATTACTAATATTATGATGATACCGATTGATTACAAGCTATTCAATTCGCTTCACAACGAAAAAAGCATATTTGTGTACACAAGATATGCAGATGATATGCTAATATCATCAAGATGGGATTTTGAAATAAACAAGGTACAAGAAAGAATCAAAAGCGTTTTCTCAGAGTTTTCCGCTCCGTTCAGTCTGAATGAGAAAAAGACAAGATACGGTTCGTCGTCAGGAAGCAATTGGAATTTAGGAGTTATGCTAAACAAGGACAACCAGATCACCGTTGGGTGGAGAGAAAAGAAACACTTCCAGACAATGCTCCGTACTTATGCAATGGACAAAAAGAATAACAAAGACTGGAGCTATCACGACGTAAAGGTTCTAGAAGGAAAACTCAATTATTACAAGATGATAGAAGGTGATACTATCACAAGAATAGTATCATATGTTTCAGAAAAAACAGGATTTAATATAGTAGATGGAATAAAGACGGATTTAAGAACAGTTAATTAATCAGATACCACTATGCAAATTGACAGAAATGTCGCCTCTCGCTGATTTAGTGGAGGTAAGGCGATGGTTGGTTGTGACACACACACGCTTTAAGTTTTTCGCTGACTTTTCCATCCTTACCAGACTTTAGAAGTCTGGCTTGGGATCGAAAAGGTCACCAAAAAAGATGGTGGTAGTTATTGACAAGCACAGAATATAGAGAGTCGTTAAATATTTGTAAAGCCAGAGGAATACATAGATGTTGGAATTTACAATGCAGCTTGACTCAAGCTGCGGAGCGGAACGACGAGGACATACTCGTTTTTATATCATGCCATAGAAAGGAGAAAGAGATGGACAGATATTTTTACTCCGTAGAAGAAATAGACGGTAGCAAGACGATTCATATGAGTGGGAACGTATACTGTAACGATGAGAGCAGTGCGAACGAAAAAGATTACCGCATAGCCGAATGGGTCTGGGTGTATATTAACATAGATGCGCTCGCTAAAAAGAAGAACGAAAATAAACTATGGGATTTTCTCGACGAGAACGTGAGATACTTAGAAGACATTTCAAAAGAAGACGCAGATAGAATTTGTAACGAATATTTCGACGGGAGCCCAGGAAGTAACTTGGATATACGCAAAGTGGACGCCAATACAATATGTGGAGATTATTGGTTTGACAGATAAAGGAGGAAAAATGGGAACTGCTTTAACAGTGAGAGTGAAGAATGGCTGGCTCGTTGCGACAGAGAGCCCCGATCCGGATTACCCCGGCATAGATGTTGAATATATAGCTGATAACGATAGACTTAAGGCAAAAGATGTGCTTTCGAGACCAAGAGTTTTGATTGAATACCCGACAAACGGGTCTGATTCATTAAGAGCTCTGATTTGGAATAACTCACATAACGAAGACTATGAGGAGTCAGTGGCTTTACTATGAATGAACAACAAAAAGAATTAATCAATCGGCTCATGCAATTGCGAACTAAGAGCGAGCTCACAACCTCGGACATCGCAGAATATCTTGGAGTTGAAGAAGAAGAGGTTGTAAATATAGAAAAAGGTAAATCTCCTTTGTTAGCCAGTATGGTAGATGAATTATCGAAACTTTACGGGGTTTCTGTCATTCGCCTCATAAAAGATGACAACTATTTAGTAGGCGTCATGTCTTTAAAGGATTACAATGTCAAAGATTTGAGGGACATAGCCAAGATTAATAAGATCGCCTTGAATTTGGGACAGATGAAAGAATTAGCAGGTAACTTATGATAGTTTTCAGAAAAACCACAGAAACAAAAACAAAATACTATAGCAAAGAAATTATAACGTTCAGAAAGTTACTCCTTTTTGGCATAATACCATTATTCATTTCGGTAACAAAGGAAACAAAACCGTTGTGAATTAAATAGTGAGAAATTAGGAAGGATGGTTGAAAAATGATTAAATACGAAGTGTATTCATTAGCACGGGGACTTTTAAGACGAAAATCGTTATTGCAGCAGACGGCACGCTGCTCGATGGACATACCGCATATCTTGTTGCAAAAATGTTCGGGCATGATTCGTTGCGTGCCCTGATGAAGATTTAGATAAGGATGGTGTTTTGTATGGAGACAATTGCAAACGTCGTCCTTTTTGTTTTAACAATTATCATGGGCGCGGTTTTTTATATATGGAGTGTGCAGCACGAACGGTCAGAAACCTCATTGCGATGATGATTGCGACAATTGCCCATTTCCAAGGTGTGATGATGCTTCAAGAAAGGATGTGGATAAGCGGTGATTTTTATTACAGGTGATTGCCATGCTGACTGGTCGAAGTTTTCAACAGACAGTTTCCCGGAGCAAAAAGAAATGACACGGGACGATTATGTAATCGTGTGTGGGGATTTTGGTGTATGGCACCCAGATAATACCGAAAAATGGTGGCTCAGATGGCTTTCGGAAAAGAACTTTACGCTGCTGTTTGTTGATGGCAATCACGAGAACTTCGACAGACTTTATAGCGACGAATTTGAAATCGTGGATTTCCACGGAGGTAAAGCGCACAGAATTTGTGAAAATGTTTACCACCTTATGCGAGGATATGTTTTTGAGCTGTGCGGTAAGAAATTCTTTGCGTTTGGCGGCGCAAGCAGCCACGACATTCAGGACGGAATTCTTGAGCCAAGCGATTATAAATCGACTAAAGAACTGGTAAATGATTATAATAAGCGGACGCAGCGTGGAGAAATGTTGAGAATCAATCATATTTCGTGGTGGAAACAGGAAATGCCGTCGGAAGATGAAATGAAATTCGGGCTTGAAACACTCAGAAATAATGGAAATAAAGTGGATTATATCGTAAGCCACTGTTGCCCGCAAGAGGTTGCTTCGCTCTTTTCACATGGTTTTTACAAGCCAGATAAACTTACAGATTATTTTAATACTGTTGCGAGAACCACCGAGTTTTCCAAATGGTTTTTCGGTCACTACCATAATAACAAGCAAATTTTAGATAAGTTCATTATGCTCTACGAGCAGATTGTGAGGGTGGCATAATGAATGTAAAGATAAGCAGCGGAAATTCAAAAATGGGAGCAATCCCGAGTGTCTCATTACCAGCCGGTGTTACTTGCCGCCAAGATTGCGAGTGCAGTAAGAAGTGCTACGCCAAGCGGTTAGAACGGATGAGACCCTCGGTGCATCAGGCATATCAGCATAATTACGATTTGCTGACTCATGATTCGGATACATATTGGAGAGAAGTCGAGGCATCAATTATGATGTCTCGATTTTTTAGGTATCATGTTTCCGGGGACATTCCAGATAATGTATACCTCGCACACATGATTGAAATTGCAGAACGTAATCCGCATTGCGAAATGCTGTGTTTCACAAAAAAGTATAATCTCGTTAATGACCATCTTGATTTTGGCGGCACCATTCCCAAAAACCTACACATCATTTTCAGCGGCTGGCGCGGCATGAAAATGGTTAATCCATATAACCTGCCGGAAGCTCATGTCCGTTACAGGGACGGTACGACTACAGCCCGTGAAAATGCGAAACCGTGCGGCGGGAACTGCACGGAGTGCGCAATCACAGATGGAGGGTGCTGGGTGGCAAAGCACGGGGAACAAGTGGTTTTCAACGAACACTAACCAAGGAGGCATTCTTATGAGTAACATAAAAGTTAAATTTCATTGGAAGCATGAATGAGGAAGATTCTTGGAAAGTCAGCACAGGAGAACTGTCACAACGGCAGTTTATGAAGAACATACAGAACGGAAAATATAAGTGATCGGATGGGGATTTCCCCATCCGCATTTTGAAAGGAACAAGATTATGATGATAACAGAATACAGAAAACCTTGAAGCCGATGGCTGCAAAACAAAGTGCGTAAACGGTGAATATTTTGCTTATAAAGATGGGAAATTTTATGAATTTTCTATTGACTGGTTAGGTAATAAGGATTTTTTGAGGTGTCATTAGACATAGGAAACAGAAACACACGGAAAGCGTTGTGCTTGAAAGGAGAAAAAAATAATGGAACTGAAAATTGCTTATTGCTATAATCAAAAGTTTTTGCCTACAAATAGGCATAAAAAATTAAGGGAAAGGCAAATAAAAGATATATTAAAAGTAAATATAACAGAGTTATCTTCGGATATTTTTCCTGTTGCATTTATTATACATGACCTGCAAGACGTGCAAGATGGTATGACTTCTTATGAAGATTATAAAAGTGAAAAGTGTGAATACCGTATGTTTGCAGAAGAAATCAGAACTTATAAAGGAAAGCTTTACATTCCTATTCGAATTACACATGGTGCCGCAATCAGCACGATTTTTGAGAATGAAAGTTATATAATTAACTATCTTGAAAGACAGTGTACAAAAAATTATAATATATATAAAAATGATGAGTTTACGGAAAAATCCATCGTAATAAAAGAAGACAAAGAAGAAGTAAAACAAATGTTGAATAACTGTTCAAAGCATTTTGTTTATTTTAACGGAAAATTTTGGAGGAATTGTGCTGAACCGATATATGATATAGAAACTTTCGGGATTGGCAATAATCATGGAGGTACTGGATTTTTTATTAAGTATGGATATTCTAATATCATGAAAAATAATTTCAATGCGTTACAGAGAGACGATGCTATTGATTATGGAAAAGCCATTGCTGTTGGTCGAGGGGATACAAATTCTGTTAATGTCATTGGGGAGTATTCTAACATAGAAGTCATTATGCCAGAGATGGTAAAGATGCCATTCAATAAACAACATAACAATCGAAGAAATTAAGAACATAGTTGAAAAAGAGGAGGATGATTTATGAATGAATTGCATTTGCAAGGGTGGTTATGCCATGACCACGACGGGCTTATTGCTGTAAAAGATGATAAAAATGCTTCGGCTTTTTGGGCAAAAAGCATACAAGAAAGTATCGGTGATTTTTTCAATGGTACTGATTATTATGAAGATGACTCACTTGGTGGCAGGCGTGATTTTATACCAAATGTTTCTATGAGAATGTACGCAACAAATCGTGAGTGTTCTTTTGATGAAGCTGTCGGGACTGTTGTTGCAAATCTTTACGGAGATGTCTACAGCGATATAGGATATGAGGGATATTCCGAATGGACAATTACCGGATATTATTGCAAACGATTTGCTATTGGCGGACACAACTTAGCCGAGGAACTTAACAGTTATATCGGAAAGTATATACATTTAGTATTAGAATGTAAAAATTAAGTTTTATAGGAGAATTTATTTATGACCGTTATATTCAGACAACGTACATTCTCAAAAAGATATAAGATACAAAAAGACTGGGATGTTGGAGCAAACCACACTACAGCAACCATTGTTGAAGATAAGGAATGTCATTGTCTTAAATCAGATAATAAAATAGCAGAATGCGTTTTATCCCCAAGTGACTTAGAATGGATTAAAGAAGGCGAAATGATTTTTATAAATGACGACTTACATGGATCAGAAGATGGTACTTATTATATAATTTCAAAAACAATGCACGATACCAATAGAAATACAATAGTTTATGTCGAAGATAAAATTGAAGAGGATTCACCTTCGATGCGGAACAAAGGCGAGTTAGAAAATGTGCTTTTAAATGTTAATAATCTTGAAGAATATAAAAGAACTCATAAATACAAACACAGGTTTTTTAATTTTAAGAAAGGTTGATAAGAGATTATGAACAGAGATAAAGCATCTGAGATTATAAAAGTAATGGCGAGAATTGAAAAGGTTGAAGACTATTTAGACTTCTTTAAGAACAGATCTTATCCAGATGAATTCAAAATTCGTTATAGAGGAACTGAATGCCTTGAGCTTGAACAAGAAGCCTTAGATACGCTTATTGATTATTACGAGAAAGAACTTGCAGAGTTAGACAAAAAATTATCTGAATTATAAGGAGAAAGTTGTGAAAGATTGCTGTTATTTAAGGATAGAAAATGTAAGCGTTGGTGATGATGCTTTTGACCCGGATTATATGTATATATGCAAGTTGTTCAACAAGAGAATATTTTATGGACTTTGCAAGGGGTGTGAATATTACAAAGAAAAAATGGTAGAGAAATTTTATAGCGTAGAAACAGAATCAAATGGCTACGCAGACGATACGTTTACAGGAACAATTGGTGAGTGTGAGGACTATATACGCAATCAGAATCTTCTTGATTCCAAAGATATTGGGGAAGTTAGAGTGGCACTTCTTGCAACACAGAATGACGGAGAAACATACTGTGAAGAGGTATATAAATGTGAGAAATCATACAGGGTTGACGAAAATCAGAATGTTGTGCCGTGTATTGTATATACTAAGGTGAATATCACTGATTAAAGTTGTTATTAAGGAGTAAACGTTATGAAAATTAAGTGTGAAGACTGCATACATAGTGAGGTTTGCGGAATTAAAGACACAGAAGAAACGAATTGCCCATTTCACATTCTGGAAAGTAATACAGCCATAGTCATTCCTCACAAAGGAGATAAGCACTACACGGTTATATGCTTTAGAGAAATGATGGACAATAAGGGGAATGTTTCTAAAGCGTGTTTTAAAATGCCGAATGTGAATGTGGCATTCGACATTTTATCGGAGGAGAAGACTGGGGACATATTTACGATGACTGTTATGGAATAAAAGACGGCTTTGGTTTTGGTATATTCTAGTTAAGGAGAGATAAAAATGTCAGAAATGGTATACAGCAATAGACGTATTACAGAGGTACTTCTTGAAGGAGAATATCTTGGTTACGAGTGGGTTATTGTTTCTTACGGTACACATCCATGTGCTTATGTAAAACTGCCTAATAACAGCAAGTTAATTCCTTTAGGCGAAGAAATCCTCCCAGTTGATTGTCATGGTGGAATTACTTATACCTCTTCAAAAGGGTTGCCCCAGTTAAAAACTGCCGAAAAGAACGAAGGGTGTTACATTGGTTGGGATTACGCTCATTATGGAGACCAATGTGGATTAAATTTGCTTGAATTGGGAGACAAGAGGTGGACGGTAAATGAGATACAGACAGAAATAAGAGACGTTATAATTCAGTTAATAGAATTGGAGAATGAATAATAATCAACAGTGGCGGAATAGGTAGACGCTAGTATGGCTGTTGTAATGACAGCAATAAGTTTGCTTGCAGAAACGGCATGAGATGAGATACAGAGCAAGACAATTCAAACCTATATAAATAGGCATCAGAAATGATGGGAACGAGATTGTCATGTGTGGTGCAAATCCACACCTGTTGATTAAGCAACTCTTAGGGTTTGTATGTTTTCCGTACAGAGTTTTAAAAACAACAGAAAACATACAACACGCAAAGGTAGCCCAACGGCAGAGGCAATGGACTTAAAATCCAGTCAGTGTGAGTTCAAATCTCACTCTTTGCACCAGCGGATTTTCACATTCTGCTTTCTACAAGCGATAGCTTGCATGAGAAGTAGACGAACCGGTTATTCTGTGATTGCAAGGTTGAGAATTTCCGCTCCAATCCCTTAAATAGTTATATCTCCTGTGGGAATATGACAGCCTTGGTGTTGCGGCAACAAGGTGGGTTATACGAAATAGTATCAGGTGATATGTGTGATTGTGTAAAGAAAATAAAAATGTCAATAATTAATTCTTGAACAAACATATATTGAGTACGCTCAAGCATTTTCTCTCCCCTATGCTTATCTGATACTATTAATTCGGAGATGTAGCTCAGTTGGTAGAGCAGCAGGCTTTTAATCTGCGAGTCAAGGGTTCAAATCCCTTCATCTTCACCAGTCGCAGTTTCTCATATAGTTAGTCTGCGGGACTAAATTAAAACTGATTATATAGAGAGAATAAATATGGATTAAGTAGATAAACTACCACCGATTGATTAATTCAAGTATGTGGCTTGTGGCTTAAACTCTTTAAAAAAAATAAGGCAAAGTAATCTACAGTATGGCACCATCTTCTAACTAGGTCTAGGAAACTGGTCTTTCACATCAGTAATATGGGTTCGAGTCCCGTTGGCATCACCAGCCCGAAAGGGTAAACTTCGATGATGGTTTCCATAGGGGTGTAACTCAGCGGTTAGAGGAATTTGTGTCGTGGGTTCGAATCCCACCATCCCTAAAGGTCTTAACCTCGAGACCTTATAAATAAAGAAGGAGATAATTGCTCTACTCGTAGTCTCATTATCTTTAAAAGCAACAGAACGAGGACTAACCAGTGATTCATGAGTCATTGGTTGGGTTCAGTAGTACAATTTAGCCTGTATCGGCTTGGTGTATGGGATTGCGTAATTGACGTGGTTTCTGACGCACACTGAATATCCGGATATTCAGAGGAAATAGACCGTACTACTGAATTAAATTGTCGCTATGGTGGAATGGCAGACACAGCAGACTCAAAATCTGCTGATAGCAATATCGTATCGGTTCAAGTCCGATTAGCGACACCAACGCAGATATAGTTTAATGGCAAAACGTTGGCTTCCCAAGCCGAAGTTGCGGGTTCGATTCCCGTTATCTGCTCCAAACGAAAGGATAATAAAACGGTTTCGTCATAAGAAATGCGGAAATGTCTGAGTAGGGTTCTATACTCGTACAAACCTATTCTCACCCTAGAAAGTTAAAGAGTGCGGGTAATATCAAAAACATAAAAGCCACGTTTTGTGTGGGTAGTGAGAGTGCGAAATCTAAGTGATTGAGTAGCAGCATCGCCTAAGTAATTCGTAATGCACTGCCCTAGTTTTTACGGTTATTAGGGATAGTGTGTGATTTGCTACGTCACACACTTGCATTGGCACATAGTGAAGTGGTAAACACATCAGACTTTGACTCTGATAGCGTAGGTTCAAATCCTACTGTGCCAGCCAAGGCTTTTGGTGTTATGCTACAGGTACTACCTGAACCAACGGCAGTGATGTCGTCAGAAAGGGGTCTAAATTTTGGCATTATGTTGATTATATGGGTGACGGTAATAGTAAACACGGAAATACGGTTATATACACAAGAGTATCCCCATCGAATCAAAAAGATGACTTGCAAAATCAAGTTGAATACTTAAAACAATATGCTAATGCAAAGGTATTATTGTTGATAAAATCTTTGAAGATGTGAGAAGCGGATTAAATTACAATCATAAAAAAGAAAGTATAAAAAACAGATTGAAGGAGGGGAAGAAATTGCTAAGGAGTTACAAAACAGAAATAAATCCAACGCCTGAACAGAAACAAATAATTAACCGCACTATTGGGGTTTGCAGATATGTTTACAATTTTTATCTCGCTCACAATCAAGAGATATATAAAAACGAGAAACGTTTTGTATCTGGAATGGATTTTTCTAAGTGGTTAAATAATGAGTTCATTCCTAATAATCCTGACCTTCATTGGATAAAAGAAGTTAGTAGCAAGTCGGTTAAACAAAGCATTATGAACGCCGAAAGAGCTTTTAAGAATTTTTTCAAAGGAAAATCACATTTTCCAAAGTTTAAGAAGAAAGCAAAATCAGATGTAAAAATGTATTTCGTGAGAACCGATGCTAAGGTAATTATCTCTTGTGAAAGACACAGAATAAAAATACCTACTCTTGGTTGGGTAAGATTAAAAGAAAAAGGTTATATCCCTACAAATCCCAATACACATATAATCAAAAGCGGAACTGTTTCTTATAAAGCGGGTAGATATTATGTATCTGTTTTAGTTGATGAACAAGAACGACAAAAGCCTATATTGAATGATTTTGGGATAGGTATTGACTTAGGTTTAAAAGATTTTGCTATTTGCTCAAATGGCAAAACTTACAAGAATATAAACAAGAGTTCTCAAATAAGGAAACTTGAAAAGAAACTTAGGCGAGAACAGCGTAGTTTATCGAGGAAATACGAAAGCTACAAAAAACTTAATAAAAATTTGAAAGGAGGAGCTACTCGACAAAATATCCAAAAGCAAAAGCTAAAGGTACAGAAACTCTATCAGAGGCTTGACAACATAAGAATAGATTATGTCAACAAAGTAATATCAGAATTAGTGAAAACCAAACCAATGTGGATTACTATTGAGGATTTGAGTGTGTCAGGTATGATGAAAAACAGACATCTTGCAAAAGCAATTGCACAGCAGAAATTCTTTGAGCTTAGAACAAAGTTACTTGCTAAGTGCAATGAATATGGAATTGAATTAAGAGTTGTTGACCGTTTCTATCCTTCAAGTAAAACCTGTCATTACTGTGGTAGTGTCAAATCTGATTTGAAATTATCAGATAGAACGTATCACTGTAATGAGTGTGGTTATACGGAAGATAGAGATTACAACGCAAGTCTTAATCTTAGAGATTGTCAAACTTACAGCATAGCATAAACAAGCTATTGTAAGTATGTACCGATGGCGAGTCGGGAATTTACGCCTGTGGACTATACAAGAACTTGTGAGTAGTATTAGTAATAATACAAAAGCATATAGGTAGAAGCAGGAATTTTCTCAATATGGATATATTTGTCCATATTTTGAGTAGCAGGAACTATAAAACAGGCGGTTGATTATGTTAAGACAAAACCTGTATCAACAATAGGAATGGCTAAGATGGAAGGGTTGGTTGGCAGACCTGCGGTTGAGTTAAACGACCGTGTGGATAGAAGAGTTATCACGAAAATTAAGGCTGTTGATTTTGAATAAGGAGAGCAAATATGAGTGACTGGATAAGTGTGGAAGATAAACTTCCCGAAAAATCTGAAACATGGAAAGAATATTTGATAGCTGTTTTTGTGCCGTATAACGACGAATGCTTAGTAACAACGGCAATGTATGACAGTCGTCAAAAAATATGACACTGGCATCCTTTTGGAGAAGAGCAAACCATAAATGCTATAATCCCACCTTGTGACGTTGAAAACGGCGAGGCTATAATAACGCATTGGATGCCGTTACCAAAGCCACCGGCTGACTAATAAAGAGGAGGTAACGATGAGAGAAATTTTGTTCAGAGCAAAATCAATGTTTAACGACAAAGTCTGGGTATATGGCAACTTTGTCAAAACAAATTATGACGGTTTACAGAACGTCATATACGATGAGGACGGCTGGGCGTATGAAGTTATCCCCGAAACCGTAGGGCAGTACATAGGACTTCTTGACAAGAACGGTACGAAGATTTTCGAAGGGGATATTGTTCGTGATGCCGAAACGTCAGATGTCGGGAAAATTTTTTTTGATAAATATGCGGCAATGTTTGTCATAGGCTTTGAAAATACGATAGCTGATTTTAATGCCAGTTATAGCCTTGAAGTTATTGGCAACATCTACGATAATTCCGAGTTGATAGGAGGCGAAACGAATGGCTAATTTAAAAATTGGTGATAAAGTTATTATGAATGACAAATATTGGGTAAGTGCAGAAAATAAAGGCAAAGTATGGACGGTTGATTCTGAACCGTGGGAGTGTTGTGGCACGACCGTTGTAAAACTTGAAGGCAAGGCGGGTGACTATGCAGTGGATGGGCTAGAATTGATGCCTAGATACATAAATGCTAATTCCAAGTTGATGAAATGAGAGGACAATGGCTGAATATCTTGAAAAAGAGGCTTTTAAACTATGGGCGAAACATTTTTTGACCAATAGTTCAACACTTTTAGACGTGATAGACCGTACAACACCCGCTGACGTTGAACCAGTAATACACGGGCATTGGATATATGAATGCAGTCTGCCATCAGCATCAGAGATCGGGGAAGCATTGCTTTGGAAATGCTCTGTTTGTGGATACATTTCTTTCAATATATCCACTAAATACTGCCCTAACTGCGGGGCAAAGATGGACGAGGATACAAAATGTTAAAACCAGCTTTATTATACAAAGAAGAAATCCAACGTGAAATTTCAAACTATATTTATAACGAAGATATGTTTTTATACACTGGAACGTTGGGGTTTTATACTCCGAATTTTGAAAATAACGATGACGGTACTTTGTATCAGTACGCAATTGTAAAAGATGAAAAAGTGATAGGATATTTTACATATCATGTCGATTGGTACGTTTCTTGTGCTAACAATTTTGGGCTATTTTCATTTGATAGAGGAAACAAGACGGTAGGAATTGACGTTTACCGTGAAATTAGAAAACTGATTCGTAGTTATAAAATACATAGAATCGAATGGCGTATGATTAGCGGAAATCCCGTTGAAAAGCACTATGATAAATTTTGTAAGAGATATAATGGTAGCAAACACATACTCAGGGACGCACTTCGAGATAAACAAGGAAATTATCATGATGATGTAATTTACGAAATTATACTGGAAGGACGATCATAACACGAATGAAACTAATTAAGTACATAGATCGGGATGAAATTCTTAGAGTAATAAACTCTCACAAGAAAAAAATTGAATTAGAAAATGAAGATGTGATGTTCAATATAGCTCTTGAAATTGTTGAAAAGGAAATAAAAGAAATGCCTGTTTATGAAGAGAGGAGGTTGGCAACCTAATGAGTGTGAACGAAGAATTAATGCGACTCGTTAAAGAAAATCCAGAACTACCTATAATCCCTGTAGTAAGCATTGAAGGTGCTTGTGATGATAATAGCTGTTTTTATGGTAAGGTTGTTTCAGTATGTATAGGGGAGTGTGCGGAGTGGGATGGGCAAATTTACGATGACAAAGACTTTTTTATAGAGAAATATTATGACTTAAATGACGACTGGATATGCGATATATACCGAGATAATGATGCCATAGAATCTTACTTAGAAAAAACTGCAAATGACTATTTTAAAAAGGCAATTTTATTATACATAGATGTGTGAAAATAAAACAAGTCTTTTATCGGGAAGAAAATGAATCTGGCAGAGAGATTTTCCAAAGAAGAAATATGAAAAATATATTTTGAAACGATTGTGAGAAAGGAGCTAATTAGATTGTGAGTAAAAAATCAAACAAGATTTCAGACCTAGAGTGGAATGTAATATGGTACTCTAGCAATCAGAGACAAATGAAAGAGATTAATGTGTTTCAGCATAGCGGGTTTCTTGAGTCTGTAGCAAAATTAATAAAAGAGAGGGATTACGATATCTTTCAAGACAAACTCAGACGAGAAGCAATGTATTATTTCTGGTCGAAATTTGAGTACGAAGTGCTCGTCACAGACTTGATGGGTAATGGAGAGACAAAGATAGATATTTATTATCAACTGAAACTCAACTGGGATAAGTTCTCAGAATACGTTTGGGAACATTTGCACAGCACAGGATAATTATTCCAGAAATAAAAACGACAGTGTTATGTTGGAATTTACTACACCGCAAAATATTAGTGTTGATGCGGATCTGTGACGACACACACTGTGCTATTAATGCCACAACAAAGAATAGTTAAAAATCACACCTAACGGTGTTTACATAGACAGTCAAGGTTAATTCAAGGAGATTTTAAATGGAGAAAACAACATTAAGAGAAACGGTTTTAGGAATCTGCGATAAGGTGTATAACGCCTGTGTCGAAAAAGATGATTGGAAGGGAGCGGAGATAGCTGCGGTGATAGCACTCTCGGTAGAAGAAGTAAAGACCGACGAAGATGCTCGCAAGAAAGTCGTCGGAGTATTACATAACAGATTGATTTGCGAAATTGTATAAAAATGCTTTATTTCCACCCAAAAATATGCTATAATTTTAGTAAAGTCAAAAAAATCATCTTAGTAAGGAGTCTCAAATATGTTAGGAATATTTATGTTGCTGGGAGCGGGTGCAGTAGCTATGGGTTCTTCGATAAGCAAAGCAGCCAGAGGAAATGAATATGAGTTTGAAACAAGCAAAGCAGAAAAAGCACAGGCGGCTATCAAAGCCAAGACGCTAAACCCTCATATGGAGGAGGTCATATTTGACGAACTAATGCGTATAAAAGCTAACAACACAAATTATACAGAAACGCTGGTAAATGAAGTTGAAGAGGAACTCAACTATATCTTTAAAGACAAATGGAAGACGTCGGAAGATAAAATAGAGTGGTATTTAAACGATTCAACGCTTCCGATGTGGATGATCATACAGCATTTGCTGTTAGCTAAAAAAGGGGTATTATGGAAAAAAGCAGTATCTGAATTCGTGGTTTACGAAATAAGTGAATTTGAAAAATTGGAATGCGACAAACGATTCGTTCAGATGATAGAAAAATGTATAAACGAATCCACTGGATTGGATATTACATGGGTATACAAGAGTTATTATAATAACACAGGAACTCCCACCCTGTATGGAGGTGGCTTTTTAATAAAAGAATGCCTCCCATCGTATATGCTAAGCGGAACCGCAGCCTTGTGGTCAAAAGGGGGTTATAAATGATATACTTAGACAACGCAGCCACGACTGCTGCGAGCACAGAGGCGCTAAAAGCAGCAACGCCATATTTAACGGGCAACTACGGAAACGCGGGAGCCACCTATTCTTTTGGAAAAACATCTGCAAAAGCGATTGATAAAGCAAGAGAGCAGGTCGCCGAGTTAATAAACGCAGATCCCGAACAAATAATTTTTACATCAGGCGGAAGTGAGGCGAACAATCTTGCGTTCACGGTACGCCGAAGCAAAACATATACATCAGGATACGAACACGAGTCTGTCTTAAAGGCGAGCGGAGATAAGTCGGTAAGGTTTAGAATAACGGACGTGACTCCTGATTTTATAGGACTTGAATTAAGGAACTGCGCCAAATGTTATAAAAGAAAACATAACGCACTGCGTGCTCCACTCAACCCAACGCTCATCTCGATGATGTACACAAATAACGAAACAGGAGAAAATCTTCCTGTCGAAGAAACTATCAGAAAAGCGAGACAGTGCGGTACTCCTGTTATTTTTCACACAGATTGTGTCCAAGCTCTCGGATCAGAAAAACTTGATATGAAAAAAATCGGATGTGATATGGCGTCGTTCTCGGCACACAAAATTCATGGGTTTAAAGGCACTGGCGCTCTGTTTGTGAAGGATAAATCATTATTAACCCCGTTAATAGCAGGTGGAGAGCATCAGGAGTTCGGATACAGAGCCGGTACTGAAAACGTGGCGGGCATAGTGGCTTTTGGAGCTGCGTGTGCTACAATAAAACGAGACTTTGGTATGATACGAGAGCGTGAAATATCGCTTATAAATCGCTTTAAAGACGTATTATTCAACGAATTAGAAGCGAAACATTTGTTAAGCATAGCACATATAAACGGAATGGGAACTAAAATAATTAATCTTCATTTCGATGGCGTAGACGGAGAAACTTTGCTATTAATGTTAGATTCTAAAGGAATCTGTGTGTCTGCGGGTTCTGCTTGTACGGCACACGAGCAGAAGCCTAGTCATGTTCTAAAGGCTATGGGGTTTAGCGATAATGTTGCAAGAAATTCAATAAGAGTTTCTGTGTCAAACATGAACACAATGGATGAGATGGAGACAGCGGCAATTGCGATATGTAATACTATAACTAAATTACGAGGTGGAAGTTTTAATGAGTGGTTTTAATTATCTTTACGACGAGTATGATGATGATTTTGATCAGGATATTATTGATCTTTGTAAAATGATCGAGGAAAACGAAGAGGGGAATATATATTTAAACAACCCTATAGAACTGTCAAAGATGGAAATAGTTGAGTCTATTATAAAAAAGACGGTCAACGCTAACGAGTTAAAAATTACAAAAGAGGTTAACGAGCCGTTCATAACATCAGGTGGAATTGGCGCAGAAGGGAAGTCAATAAAAATTTCTAATCCGAAATTGTTTACTATGATATTAAAATTATCAGACAACATTGAGTTTTTCCCAAAAACGAATGGAAATGTAGAAATGGGAATAGCTTTTAGCGATATTGCTGTAAAAATAGGAAGTGCAGAGTGAATGACAATCGAGAATAATTTGAAGAACCGTGATGCCATTGTTAAAATTTCTGATCTTGTGGATGAACTATGTGAGTATTTTGATACAGAGGATGGAATTGATGGAGATGATACGTTTATAAAAATTGAAGAACAAGATAAAACGGTGTCAATCAGAATAGACAGGGAATATGTTGTAATGCAAAAAAGCGAAAACACATCTCTGCGAGATCTGATTGCATTAGCAAAAGATGTGTCAATTATTCCAGATGGAGAAATAATTACTGTTATAATTAACATTTCAATCTAAAGGAGAAATATGAACAAACAGAGAAGATTGTTGTTGGGCTCGATAATTGAATCGCTATCATCGGTCGTATCAGACGTCGAAAGAATTCTTGACAAGGAACAGGAGTGTCTTGATAATATTCCAGAAAACCTTGAGTCGTCACAGCGGCACGAAGATTTAGAAAATTCCGTTGAATCTTTGGAAAACGCTATAGAGAGTATAGACGACGCTATTAAATCTATAGAGGAGGCTATGAATTAGCAAAATTTGTTCGTTGAGTTCGCGTTAGTGTTGTGGTATAATTGTGCATATAGGGTGTAGTTTTATTGCGTATATCCTTATGAATCTGTTTGAAAAATAGAAAATAAATTGCGTAAAACTATTGACTGCGAACGAAACACGTTATATAATAGTTCGTGAGTTAAAAAAACAAACAATCGCGGAGGTGCATAATTTTGCCTAGTAAGAAAGTAGATGTTTTGAGTTTAGAGGGGGAAATAAGAAGTAGAGGATGTGGCATATACATACTATCCAAAGGCAATCAGGATGATGACGATTTTTACATAGATGATTATTCTCTGTCGTTTGACAAGATTTGCGTATGCCCGGTAGCTAATATGGTGTGTTTCAAGAACAGCTCATCATACATAACCATCGGCAATATAGAGGACATTGAAATTGCCGATTACCCATGTGCGTATATGTGCGTAATAACAATAATTTCTGCTAATACTTGCAATAATACCAAAAATAAATATAAAATTTTAGCAAAATCGCCCACACAATTGTACTGATTTAGGTATTGACAAAACCTCTAATTGGTGATATACTCAAGCTGTAAAAAGAACAACACTAACATTTCACTTAACGAGGTACTACACATGACAAAAAGAAAAATTGTAATAGGCGATGTATATTATTTTCAATTTGAAGGAGTCGGTTGTGAGCAATCAGGAATAAGACCAGCGGTGATTATCCAAAATAACAAGGGTAACGAGTTCAGTCCCAATCTTATTGTACTGCCATTAACTACGAAGTTAAAGCACATAGCTCAGCCGACCCATGTGTTGCTTAAATCTAGCACAGACGGAGTTCCGAGAGATAGTATGGTTTTGTGTGAGAATCCTGTCTGCGTATCAAAAGATAGGATAAAAGGATTTGTCACTACAATACCCAATAGCAGTATGAAAAATATAGCAACAGCATATCTTCTGGCTACATCAGTAATATCATTCGTTGATATTACTCTTTTAGAAGAGACGAGAGAAAGAGCGATTTCTCTTAACAAGTAAGGCGGTATGGCGATGTATAACGAGAAAATTAAAAGAGCATATATAGACAGCATCGAATTAATTTCTCAAAGAATCAAGGCTGCTAGGTTTCTTGAGGCAATAAAGCAAATCGAAACGGAAGCGGGCATGGATTTGTACGAAATGTCTGTATCTCAGTTGGAGAACAGTCTTAAAAAAATGGGAAATGTCAAGGTGGGCAGTGCTCGATCTCAGTTGATGTATGCAAGACTGTACTGCAAGTGGTGCTATTTAAACCATATCGACGGGGCGACCGACTCGTACAAATGGCTAAAGTCTCTGAACGCAGATTTGTCTGCAATAAGAGAGAAAACGGTTGGCAACCCCCTTGGATTAAAAATCTATCTCGATACGGTTTTTTCAAAAGAAAGCGATATGACAAGTGACAATATTATCAAGGCTGCGTTTTGGTTAGTATATTGTGGAGTATTACCAAATGATATTTATACGGTCAAAAATTCTGAGATAGACATGATAAATTTGCGAATAAAACTCGCTAACGGATACTTTGCATCAATCCCACCAGAAGCCATTCCGTCTATTAGGAATTGTCTTGAAGCAAAGTCTTTTCGGTATGAAAAGAATAAGTATAATAATCCTGTAAAGAGGGTTGATGGTGATGTGCTGCTCAGAGGAATGAGAACCGTTGGGACTATAAAAACGTTGTTCCCAGTAATAGGAAAGAGAACACGAAAAGCGTTTACCGACGGAATCACTGATCAGAACTTAACTATGTCCAATGTTAGAGACTCAGGGATTTACTATAGAGCTTATTCGGCGGAAATTGCCGGAGTCACAATAACAGAAAAAATTCTCGAAAGATTTGCAGACGGAGCAACAGACTTCAGTAGCGGAGAAGGAAAGAGCAGAGAGATTCGTCTTGTTGATTATTCGAATTGGAAAACGGCACATTATGGCGCATCTCTTAAATAAATGAACAATCGAATATAAATAAATTACAACCTCAACAAGCATAGAGGTTGTTTTTTTTATTTCAAAATTACAGCAGCACCAACACAGGTGCTTTTTTTATTGCCATTTTTAAAATGTAAGATATTGGGGCGTAGCCAAGCGGTAAGGCATCGGTCTTTGACACCGTGTACCACGAGTTCGAGTCTCGTCACCCCAGCCAGCCGATAAGTCGGTATCATAATAATAGCCGCCAACGAAGCAGGCGGTGGAAAGGAATAGCCAATGGAACTTAAGGAAAGATTCCTGCAACTATGCAAAACGGTAAATAGAGAGGGCTTTGAAGATTTACTTGAGTGGCTTGAAAGGTCAGACTTTTACAGAGCTCCTGCAAGCAAGGTGTATCATGGTTCGTATCCAGGAGGTTTATTAGAGCATTCTCTGAATGTGTATGACGAACTTAAAAGGTTGCTCTCTGTATATCAAGAAGTCAATGTGACAGAAGAAACAGTGATTATATCATCGCTATTTCACGATCTGTGTAAAGCAAATTTCTACACAGTAGAGAAAAGGAATCGCAAGAACGACGAGGGGCGGTGGGAGAGTTATGACGCTTATAACATAAAGGAAAAGTTTTGTTATGGAGGTCATGGCAGTAAATCAGTATTCATTCTTCAGCAATTCATAAAATTAACACCAGAAGAGGCGGTGGCAATTAATTGTCATATGAGTTGCTGGGATGGAAATAAAGAAGTAAGTAACGCTTATCAACAGTGTCCGTTTGCGTGGTTATTGCACGTCGCTGACGAATCCGCAACGTACATAAAAGAAAGTGCTAAGTGAGAAAGGATGAGTTAATTGGCAGAAGCAACTTTAAACATTTATCAGAAACTTGCGAAGATAAGAAAGCAGGTGGAGGTAATTCGAAAAAACAAGGCGGGATACGGTTATAAATATGTAACCGACGACGAAATCCTTGCTAAACTTACTGGATTGATGGAAAAGTACGGAATCTCTTTAATTCCCAACATCACACCACAGACACTAGAAGTGGTTCCATACACCTATCACAAGCTAAAATCCAAAAAGGGCAAAGACGGTGCTACTGAAACTACTGACGAAATAGTCAACGAGATTCGCGTGAATGCTGATATGACGTATGTTTGGATTAACAATGACAACCCAGACGAACGCATCTCAGTCCCGTGGGTTTTAGTGGGACATCAGAGCGACGGTTCTCAGGCTTTCGGGTCGGCGCTCACATACAGTTTCCGTTACTTCCTGCTCAAGTATTTCAACATTAGCACACCCGAAGACGATCCAGATAATTGGAGAAGCAAGCAGAGGGAAGCAGAGGAGGCAGAAGATCGGGCTTTATCTGCCCCAATTATAGAAGAACTTGACAAACTGGTGAGAGGATATCTTGAAGAACATTCCACGCAGAAAGACAAGGACGAGATAAAGTCGTTCATAAACAAGTATATTAAGGGCGGAAATTACAAGGCAATTGCAGAGCCGGTACTTGCAGGAAAATTGCTGACAGATTTCAAGGAAAAGTACATTAACAAAACAAGTAAGAAAAAGACTACAGAACAGTAAGGAGATTTGAAAATGAGTTTTAGAAACAATGCATATGCAACAGTATGGGAAGTAACCCCCAAGACAGCAACCATAACAAGTGCAAGAATATCAACAAGTCGTAAGGATAATGAAACAGACAAATACGAAACAGACTTCAGCGGGTTTGTTTCATTTCTTGGAACCGCTGCGGCGAGCAAGGCTTTATCTCTCAAGAAAGAGGATAGAATTAAGTTGCTTGACGTTGCCGTCACAAGTAAGTACGACAAGGAACAGAACAAGACGTATACAAATTTTAATGTCTTTGACTTTGAATTAGCAACAAAAGGGGATTCTGCGCAGGCGCCAAGAGCTAACTCCCCTAAAAAGGAAGTTGATAGCGGAGAGGTCGAGGCGGAAGATTTGCCGTTCTAAAAAATGATAAAGGATAGGAGGTGGTGCGTATTTCTGAACTAATATACAAGCCAATTATCGAGACATTTACATGGAGCTATTCAAGAATGACATCGTATGACGACTGTCCCTACAAATTCTTTCTCAGGTATATTAAAGACAAAAAAGAAGAGCCAATGTTTTTCTCAAGCTATGGATCGTTAGTTCACGAAATACTAGAGGGCTTCTATAACGGCGAGATTCCCAGAGATGAGATGTTGATGACTTTTCTTACAGAGTATAAGTCAAAAATACAGGGAGTTCGCCCTCAAGAAACAACCGTACAGAAATATATAAACGATGCAATAAATTATCTTTCCAAGTTTGAGCCTGTGCCATATAAAGTTTTGGGTGTTGAGAAAAAGGTTAAGTTCGAAATCGGTGGGTTTCCGATGATAGGATACATAGATTTACTTTGCGAAGACGAAAACAGAGATATTATAATAATTGACAACAAATCAAAGACATTATCACCTCGTAGTAAAAAATCCAAACCAACTAAAAACGATTTAGACTTAGACAGAATGCTCAAACAGCTTTATTTGTACTCTGTTCCTGTAGAAAAAGAGTACGGGAAGAAGCCCAAGCTCCTATGCTTTAATTGTTTTAGAAATGGCAACTTTATAGAAGAACCTTTTGATGAAGATGCTTACGAAAGGGTTCAGCAATGGGCAATTGACTTGATTAATAAGTTACTGCTTGTTGAAGACTTTGAGGGAACGCCAGAATTTTTCAAATGCCGCAACATTTGCGGGTTGCACAATAAGTGCAAGTATTATTTAGAAAATAAGGAGTGAATAACTTGAAAGCTGACGAAATCAATCGACTTGATAGTGAGTCGGGAATTATTGCCACGCTCATTAAGCATCCTGATTTTTCTTTCTATTCTGAAAACTTATTACCTAATCATTTTACAAACAGACAGAATCGCTGTTTCTATACAGCAATCTGCGAAATGGCTAAAAACAACATCACAACAGTAGACGCTTTTGGTGTTATGCAAATACTTGAGTCAAGTGACGCTATGCGTAGGATAGCAAAAGACATAACTATCGAGCAGATTCAAGAATTGATAGAAATGAGCGAGATACTTGCTCGCAATTCAATTGAGGAATACAAGCTGTTAGTAGGTAACGTTGTCGATGCGGCTTTTAGAAGAGACACATATCAGAGACTTAAAGAGTGCGAAGATTTGTGTTGCAACGAAGAAGCCAACGATATCCAAGAAAAGATTTACGGTCTTATTGATGAGGTAATGACCGACTACTCAACCACAGACGACATACCACAATTCAAAGACGTTATAGACGACTGCTGGAACGAAATCCAGAACCGGCAGCAAGATGGGTATGCGGGAATACCATTTAAGTTTGACAAGCTCAACGAGTACGCAACAATTGAGAGAGGAGAATTATTCATATTCGCCGCCGAAGCCAAGCAAGGTAAGTCTATGATGCTGCTCAACTGTGCGATGGATTTGCTCAAAAAAGATCAGGCGGTTCTTTATCTGGATAGCGAGCTTAACACTCGAATGTTCACAGCAAGAGTTCTTGCACATCTGACTGGTATTGAATATCGTAGACTGACAACAGGCAATTATACAGAAGAAGAAAAAAGAAAAATTGACGACGCAAGAGCGTGGTTAAAAACAAGAAAATTTACCCATATCTACATTCCTATGTTCGACCAGCAGAGCATTTACACTGCGGTCAAGAAAGTTAAACACGTTCAAGGACTAGATGTTCTTATTGTGGATTACTTTAAAGGAAGCGGAGAAGGAACGGCTTTTGACTCGTATCAAGAGCTCGGTAAATTCGTGGATAAGCACCATTGTTCACGTTAAACTCGTTTAATTGCTGGGAAACCCTTAGAGCTTGTCACCAAAACGGAATGGCGAATAGCCTTATACGGCAACGGTAAAGACGACAAGATTGGGCAATCAGCAGCCAAGCCTCGAACAGAGGAAGGTTCAACGACTATTATGTAGGAAGCAAGCGCTTCCGAAACGGCGAGCCTCGAAAGAGTGAAGATATAGTCTGGACATCTTGCGAAAGTAAGAGTTGCAAAATGCAAGGCAGGGGTAGCGCCCGTTGTGAGAATGTTTTTAAGGAAAGGAGGTTATAGAATGGAAGAAAAATATGGAATGCTGACGATTATAAAAGAGGTCGATCCGTACATATCTCCAACCGGTGGGAAGCACAGGATGGTTTTGTGCTTATGCGAATGTGGCAGAGAAAAAATTCTTTCATTAGAAAAGATAAAAGCCGGGAAAACAAAATCGTGTGGTTGCTTGAGAAAGGCTCCCAGAGAAAGATGCCCATGGCACGACGTAATAAACACTCGCATTTACACCATATGGAGCAATATGAATACGAGATGTAATAACCGCTCTGTTAAAGCATACAAGAATTATGGCGGTAGAGGAATTACTGTTTGTGAAGAGTGGCACCGATTTGAGCCATTCTACAAATGGGCAGTAAGTTCTGGATATGACAATTCTTTATTCTTAGACAGAATAGACAATGACAAAGGATATTCCCCGGAAAATTGTCGTTGGGTAAACGCTTATGTTCAGGGAAATAACAAAAGAACTAACCGAAAGATAACTTATAACGGCGAGACACATACGATGGCAGAGTGGACGTCCATTCTAAATGTTTCGTATAAGGCATTATCTGGCAGGATTGAGAGAGGATGGTCTGTAGAAAGAGCTTTCTCCCAGCCGTACAGAAAATCTCACAACAGCTAACAAACGATGGTAAAAAACAAAATTTGTGGGGATATGAACATCTGTGGCATAGGCGCCGCTCAAGCAACGGCGTCAGGCAAGGTGGCAGACTCCGCTAAAATCGGTAGAAATGCCAGTGTAATAGCCATAATAACTGATAAGACGCAAGAGGAGATTGATGAGTACGGTCTGGAGTGCGGAAACAAAAAACTTAGAGTTGTTCTTAACAGAAATGGTATGCAACACGCTCCAGGGGAGTTTATTGATTTGAAATTCGACGGCAACCATATTTCTTATGAACAAACAAAACAGCATACTCCAATCGAACCATTTTAAGAGGTAGCAAAATGGATGTAAACGAGCTCCTTAAATCAATTGACATAGTAGACCTAGTTTCGCATTATGTAGACTTAGAGGAAAAGAACGGAGAATATTGGGGCTTAAGTCCGTTCAAGGACGAAAAAACACCGTCATTTTCAGTTCGACGAGAAACAGGCAGATTTTACTGTTTTGCAAGTGGTATTGGCGGAACGGCTATCACATTTCTAAAGTATTTTTATAAATGTTCAACAACGGAAGCTATAGAAATGCTAAAGGAATACGCCGGTGTTGGCGGAGAGATAGACCTTAAGCAGAATAATAAGCTAGTAGCAACGATAGCTTGTAAGAAATATGAAAAGCCAAGAGCTCAGAAAAAGCCAGAAAAATCAACCATTCTGCCAACCAACTTTATGGATAGATATAGTCGTCCAAAAGATAAGTTAGATGTGTGGAAAGGCGAGGGTATCTCTCAAGAAGCTCTTGATAAATTCCAGGTTTGTTATGATGCGTTTTCTAACAGACTAGTATACCCAGTGAGAAACACCACAGGAGACATTGTTAACATAGGCGGTAGAGCCTTGGATGCTGATTGGAAAGAGAAAGGACAGAGTAAATACTGTTATTTTTATCCGTGGGGAACACTCAATACGATATACGGTCTTAGCGACAACATAGATGCAATAAAGGCGAAGAGAGAAATTATAATCTTCGAAGGGTGCAAGTCAGTGCTCATCGCTCATTCTTGGGGCGTTGAGAACTGCGGAGCAATTTTGACAAGCCACTTAAACACTAATCAATTAAAAATTTTAGCAAAGCTAGGATGTAGAGCGGTTTTTGCGTTAGATAAGGATGTGACAATCACGGCAGACAGAAATATAAACAAGCTCAAAAATTATGTAAATGTCGAATTTCTTTATGACAAGGACAATTTGTTGGGAGAAAAGGATTCTCCGGTAGACAAGGGGTTTGACGTATTTACACATATATACGACCAGAGATTTAAATTTAAGTAGGGGGTGAGAATATGGACAACTATATACCATATCACTTACACACTGAGTACAGTTTGCTCGATAGTTGTAGCAAACCAAAAGACTACATAGAGCTTGCTGTTAAAAACGGAATGAAAGCAATATCGTTTTCTGAACACGGGAAGCCGTTGAACTGGACTGAAAAATGGGCAGCCTGTAAGGAAGCTGGGATTAAATATATCCATTCTGTAGAGATTTACCTGACCGAAAGGCTTGATGAGAAAGTCAGAGATAACTACCACACCATACTTATGGCTAAAAATATGGACGGAGTAAGAGAACTCAACAGGCTTGTGTCAATGTCTTGTGATTCGGAACATTTCTATTACAATAACAGGATTTCGTTTGATGAGTTTCTTAACATCTCAGACAACATAATAACCACAAGCGCGTGTTTAGCGAGTCCTTTAAACAAACTTGACGACACTCACCCAAGGTATTTGGAACTTGCCGATAAATACGATTTCTTTGAAGTTCAAGCGCACAACCACCCAGATCAGATAGCTTTTAACAAGCGTCTGTATGATCTGTCTAAACGGTTAGGCAAGCCATTAATCGCTGGTACTGATACACATTCGTCCAGCAAGTATAAAGCTGAATGCCGCCAGGTGTTACTTGAAGCTAAGAATAAGTCATATGGAGATGAAGATTCTTTTGACCTGTCGTTTAAGACATATGACGAACTCGTGCAGATGTTTAAAGAACAGAAGGCGTTGCCAGAGGATGCTTTTATGCAGGCGATTGACAACACGAATCTACTGTACGCTCTGGTAGACGACATAGAACTCGACACAAAGATTAAATACCCAATACTTTATGGCACAAGAGAAAAAGATGCAGATGTTTTTGTAGAAACCGTGGAAAGAAAGTTCAAAGAAAAACTTGACAACGGGATTATTCCGCCAGAGCAAAAGGCTGGGTTCCGTAAAGCCATAGACGAAGAGATGCAGGTGTTTAAGAAACTTGATATGATGGGCTTTATGCTCTCAATGAGCGAACTTATTACTTGGTGCAAAGATAAGGACATGGCAATCGGAACAGCGAGAGGTTCTGTCGGTGGTTCAAGGGTGGCATATGTGTCTGATATTATAGACCTTAACCCAGAAACATGGAAAACATCATTCTTCCGTTTTGCCAATGAATCCCGTAAAGAAATTGGAGATATTGATATTGACTGCGTTGAGTCAGACAGACCAGCGATATTCGGACACATCACAGAAAGATTCGGTGCAGACAAGACGGCGAGAGTCGCTAGTTTTGGAACGCTACAATCGAAAGGTGTGATTGATGAAGTCGGAAGATGTTTTGCAAAAAGATGGTCAAATCAGCATCCGACAGCCGAAAAAAGCGAAAATCCGTGGAATTTAAAGCGAATTGCTGATATAAAATCAGAGTTTGATAAAGACGAAGAAAAAGCCAAAAAGAAGTATCCTGAGTTGTTCTACTATTATGATGGTCTGGTAGATACAAAAATATCTCAGTCGGTACATCCAGCGGGAATGGTAATCAGCCCGATAACGTTATATGACAACTATGGTACATTTGACAAAGACGGCGATATATGTCTTATGTTAGATATGGACAACATACACGACTTTACCGGACTTGCAAAATATGATTTTTTGGTTTTAAAGACAGTACAGGTAATTCGTGATACCTGTAGATACTTAAATCAACCGTATCCAAAAACTCACGAAATTGACTGGAACGACGAAAAGGTATGGGACGATATGATAAAAAGCCCTATAGCGCTCTTCCAGTTTGAGGGTAAGCAAAATTGCTCTCGTTAAACTTGGTGAACCCGTAAATGCGGGGTGTGTACTGTGCGTGATGCAACGCTAGGAAATGAGCGTGAAGCGGTATGCTAACAGGGGAAGTACGTTTATGTATAATCCTGTGGGAAGTTTTGAGAGGAGGTGTAATATGAACTCAAAGTACAATTATGAAATTGGAGCCGTATACGGATTAAAACGGTTAATTAGTCTTGTCAAGGAGAACGGGTATACCATGGCGGAAGTAGAGTGCGTAAAGTGCGGCAGAAAATCTAAGGTGAGACCGAATTCACTATATAAGGAAAAAACAACATCTTGTATTTGTCAAGCCAAGACAATAAGTGGTAAATATGCAAAGAAATTAAGCGGTGTGTATCATAACATTAAATATAGGTGTTACACTCCCACGGCAAAGGCATACAAGAATTACGGCGAAAGAGGCATATCAATGTGTGAAGAGTGGCTGGGCGATCGCGGATTCGAAAATTTCCATAGCTGGGCTATAAATAACGGTTATGAGCCTGGGCTTACTATAGATAGGATAGATGTAAATGGAAATTATGAACCAGCTAATTGCAGATGGATTACCTTATCAGATAATGTCAGATATTCGAACACGGACAAAAGAAAACAGAGAAGAAAGTCGAATAAAGGCAAATACTATGCACTTACTCCGACAAACGAGTATATCGAGTTTTGGAACGCCAACGAATTTGCAGAGCATTATGGGCTAAAAGGTGCTCGAATACGAGAGTGCTGTCGCAAGCATAGAAAATATGGCGAATGGACATTTGGGTTCGTGTGCGACCTTTCTCTTGAAAAACCTCAATCGACTATCGAAAACCATAATATGAGTGAGTAGAGTACGTCATAGGTGAAACTCCTATGGCGGAAGCGCCAAGCATAGCTAGTAGCTATGAAGATATAGTCAAAGAGTTTTGCATTCCAATGTTTACAGAAATTCAAGCCTAAGAACATTTTTGATATGTCAATCGTAACGGCGTGTATAAGACCGTCAGGAGCCTCGTATCGTAATGATTTGCTTGAAAGAAAACTCCATAGCAATCCGTCTGAAATGATAGATGAGTTGCTTAAAGACAATCTTGGTTATCTAGTGTACCAGGAAGATATCATTAAATTCCTGCAACAAATCTGCGGATTAAGCGGTAGTGATGCCGACAATATCCGAAGGGCTATTGCAAGAAAACAGAGAGACAGACTCGACAAAGCAATGCCGTCAATCCTTGAGGGCTATTGCTCAAAGTCAAGCAAACCGAGAGATGAAAGCGAAAAAGAGGCTAGAGATTTTCTACAAATTATAGAAGATGCGTCTAGCTATATGTTTGGCTACAACCATTCTATTGCATACTGTCTTCTCGGTTACTTATGTGCCTACTATAGATACTATCATCCATTAGAATTTATCACAGCGTTTTTAAACAATGCCGCAAACGACACAGATATCAGCAATGGCACTACATATGCTGGGAAAATAGGAATAAAAGTAACATCGCCTAAATGGAAAGTTTCAAAGAGTGAATACTTCCTCGATACTGAAACCAACACGATAGCGAAAGGGCTTTCGTCTATCAAACATATGGGTAGTGGCATCGGAGAAGAGTTGTATACAATAGCACATAAGAAAAATCACAAGAGATTTATAGACGTTCTGGTTGATATATCTCAGAACACAACAGTAGATGCCCGTCAGTTAGATATACTCATTAAAATTGATTTTTTCTCAGTATACGGAAATCAACGAGAATTATTGCGGATATCTGATTTATACTACAACACCTTCAAGAAGGGTAAGGCAAGTAAAGTGAGCCGTCAAATCATTGACGGAACTCCTCTCGAACCTATTGTGCAAAAATACGCAGTAGGGCAAACGAAATCTGGCGGAGTTGCAAAGAGTTACACGCTGCTTGATATAAAGTCGATATTAGATGAGAGTGAGGATGCTATAAAGTCTGCTGGATTAGAGGATTTAAGCGATATTCTCAAAGTGCGAAACTTCAAAGATGCAATGGGATATGTAGGCTATATATCAAACAAGCAAGAGGACAGGCGTAAGTTATATGTTCTTGATATGTATCCTGTTTGCAGAAAGAAGGACGGTAAACAGTTCGGATACTCTATTATTACAAAGTCAATCGGTTCAGGCAAAGAATGCAGAATGACAGTGTTTAATAGAGTTTACGATAAAGAGCCCTTTAAGAAAGACGACATAATTTATTGTCATTCTTTTGAAAAGGACGGAGTGTACTTTACGCTCACAAACTTCACAAAAATCTATTAAGCAATGCGAAAGGACAAGTTATGACAACAAAGAAATGCAACATATGCGGCAAGACATTTGATACGTTCGATGAGATGTTTGATTTTGGATTACATACTATTATCGGATACGGCTCCAAGAGAGATGGCGATACGATAAATCTTGATGTTTGCACGGACTGCGCGGACGAGCTGCTCGATGAACTTGATAAAAGGTGTGTTATCACACCTTTCATAGAACAGGAGTAAGAGATTTATGAAGTATATGGGAAGCAAATCCCGCATTTCAATATATATAGTCCCGATAATCCAGAAATACATAGACGAGAACGGAATTAAAACTTATATTGAGCCGTTTGTGGGGGCGAATGTCATTGATAAGGTTCGCTGCGACACAAGAATAGGCGTTGATAATAACGAATATCTCATAGCTCTTTATAAGTCTCTACAAAACGGATGGGATATAAGAAGCGTAGATATGAGTAAAGAACTGTATCAGAGCGTCAGAGACAACAAGGATTTCTATCCCAAACAAGTGGTTGCGGTAGCTGGATTACTTGCCACCTACAACGCAAAGTGGTTCGGAGGGTACGCTGGCACAGTAACGACAAAGACCGGAGTTGTGCGTAATTATTACGACGAGGCAGTGAGAAATGTAATAGGACAAATTCCGTTAATTAAAGATGTCATATTCAAACACGATACTTACTTGCAAATAAACCCCGTGAATTCGGTAGTTTATTGCGATCCGCCGTATTTCGGAACAACAGATTACAAAGACAAGATAGACTACGATGACTACTGGAACTGGATAAGAAAAATAAGCACCAACAACATCGTTCTATGCAGTGAATATAACGCTCCAGAAGACTTTGAATGTGTATGGAGTATGGAGACAACGATAACACTAAATCATTCAGGCAGAAACAATGCTATTGAAAAACTATTCATAAAAGCCAAACAAACACAATAATAACAAGGCGGTTGCAAACGCTGAAACACACATACAGAAAGGATTTAACAGTAATACTAGTTAAGATATATGTACATATTCTGTAGAAATACAAAAATTGGAAAGAATAAATAAAACTGATACTCTAAACAGAGTTAAACTGACGGCAAATATCCTGTTTTCAGGCATTGGTTGTCAAGAAAGAGGATTTGAAAATTCAAGACTGTTTGATTTAGAAGTGTTAAACACTTCAGACATAAACAAAGATGCAGTAGTTTCTTATGCAGCAGTCCATTGCGGATTAACTAAGGAGATGATAGAGAGCTATTCCGACTATCCCCCAAGAAAAGAAATGGCAAAATGCTTAAAAACTATAAATCTTGGCTATGAACCTGAAAAGAACAAGCCTTACGATTGGGATAAACTTGCAAGAAAAAAATCTAACGATATAGAAAAGTATTGGCTTGCCTGTAAATTATCTAATAATTTAGGGGATATAAGCAAAATAGAAAAGCTACCGTATGCGGACTTATGGACTTGCAGTTTTCCGTGTACCGACATCAGTCTTGCGGGAAAAATGAAAGGCTTGTCACCCAGCGATTCTACTCGAAGTTCTCTTTTATGGGAAAATATTAGGCTGTTAAAAACGGCTAAAGATGACGGAACTCTTCCCAAATACATAATGTTTGAGAATGTTAAAAATCTTGTTGGCAAGAAATTCATAAACGATTTCAACAATTTGCTTTCTGTTCTTGACGAATTAGGATTTAATTCCTATTGGAAAGTTCTCAATGCTAAAAATTGTGGTGTCCCTCAGAATAGAGAAAGAGTATTTGTAATCAGCATCCGCAAAGACATTGATAATGGAGCATTTGTGTTTCCCAAACCTTTTGATACAGGAATAAGGCTCAAAGATATTCTTGATGAAAATGTGGATGAGAAATATTACCTTAGTGAGAAAATAATTAAGGGATTTCAGAAGCATAACGAAAATCATAAAAACAAAGGAACGGGTTTATATGGAAGCCCAAAACTGATGAAGACATTGCTATTATGTCCTACGGATAATTCTATTAAGGGAAGTGGAATTAAAATAGCTGGAAGTTTAAATCCTACAAAAACAGTTCAAGATAGAGTGAGAGTTTTAGATGTTGAAGGTTGCTCACAAAGTTTAAGGGCAACAGACTATAAAGATCCAGTAAAAATACTTCAAGGAATAGATAAGTCCGTAAATGACACACAAATGATAGAGTTTGCAAACTGTATAACAGCAAGAGAAGATAGAGGTGTTTCAAATAGGAAGAGCGAAGGTACTGCTGTTTTAGAGATTCCAAACGAATGTGTACAGGAAGGCAATTTGTCAGGTGGAAAATGGGACAAGATTTACGAATCAGCAAGAAGATATTACTCTGTCAACGGTTGTTCTCCCACGATACACACCTGTAATGGTGGAAATACAGAACCAAAAAATTCAGAACCTCAGATAACCCATTCTGAATGGAAAAGACAGATGTACGATAGATTTATTGAGGATTCCGAAGGGGAAGTAAGTGGATGTGTTACCAATCAGAGCAAATCTTTCGATTATAGACCACCGATGAAGGGATATTCAAAGTGTCTTAAAGCCGAATCAAACGATACAGGAGTTGTTTGCAATTACCGTATACGAAAGCTAACACCTAATGAGTGTTGGAAACTGATGGGATTAACAGAAATTGATTGTGCAAAAGCCGTTGCTATAGGGGGTTCAGACTGTCAGCTTTACAAGCAAGCCGGAAATGGTATTGTAACAAACTGCTGTGAACTGTTAGCAGAACATTTATATAAAGCACAATACGATGGCACATACGTTTGTACAGATGAAAATTTTGTAAACCCACAACTAAAGTGACAGTTGGTTGTGGGGATAAACCCACCCTTGTTGGGGGATAGGTAATATAAATTTTGGAAAACAGTATAGACAAGGTAATCGTGTATATGATTCAACAGCTATTGCAATGTGTCTAACTGCCCAACCGTTAGGAAACACCGGTGGATATAGTTATCTATATTTGGTATCAGATAATTGCAAAAAAGTGTTTTATAGTGTCTTGGGACACTTGAAATAAAAAAAAGAAAGGAATATATGATTTATCAAGGAAGTAAGAACAGGTTGGCTAAATATATAATTCCGATTTTACAGAGTTACATAGACGAAAACAAAATCGAAACGTATATAGAACCTTTCGTAGGAGGATGTAATATTATTGACAAAATTAGGTGCAAATCACGCATAGGAAGTGACAGCAACGAAGACTTAATAGCGTTACTTAAATATGTGCAAAGGGACAATTCTTTGTCGATAGCTCCGCAAGAATGCTCGTTTGAGCATTATGCTGAAGTTCGGGCGGATAAAAACAATTTGAAATACTCAAAGGAATACAGGGCTCTAATTGGTTATTGTGCAAGTTATGGCGGAAGGTATTTTGACGGTGGTTACGGAAAGGACAGATGCGGGAATAGAAACATTTATTCAGAAAGAGTCGCCAACCTCAAACAACAAGCACCGTTTCTGTCTGAAATAGATTTGTTATGTAAAGACTATAAAGAGTATTTAAATAAAGGAATAAGCAATACTTTGTTTTATTTAGATCCGCCATATAAAGGTACAAAACAGTACAAAAGTCAGAAACTAAACTACGAAGAGTTTTACGATTTCTGCCGCCAGCTTTCTAAAGATAACGCAGTGGTTATTAGTGAGTATAATATGCCAGAAGACTTTGAATGTATCTGGCAAAGAGAAAGAAACGTGTATCAGAAATCAGACAGAGTTAACTGTGATAAAGCCATAGAAAGGTTATTTGTAACGAAGAAAGGATGATGTATTTGATAGACGCTAAAGACTGGACTGGAAATAAGATGAGTGCGTTTGCCACTTTGGGCGCTTCTAATCACTCCGAGAAGGAGCGACATTCAAACGATTATTACGCAACTGACCCCAAAGCAATGGAGTTGTTATTAGAAAAGGAGCAATTTTCAAAAAACATCTGGGAATGTGCGTGCGGGGGTGGGCATCTTTCAAAAGTTCTTGAGCAACACGGATATAACGTAAGAAGCACAGATCTCGTCTATAGGGGCTATGGAGAAATAGAGCCTTTAGACTTTCTAAAAACAAAAGACGCATTCGATGGCGACATCGTTACCAACCCGCCATACAAATACGCACTAGAATTTGTAAGAAAGTCTCTTGATATCGTAAAGCACGGCAATAAGGTTGCTATGTTTCTTAAACTGCAGTTTTTAGAGAGCAAATCAAGGAAGGAGTTGTTTTTGAGCTCGCCACCAAAGACGGTATATGTGTGTTCGTCAAGGTTGGATTGCGCGATCAATGGAGAGTTCGAAAGCCACAAAGCTAGCGCAATGGCATATGCTTGGTTCGTTTGGGAAAAAGGGTTTAAAGGCGATCCGTCTATTAAATGGATTAATTAGTACATAAGGGGTAATAAATGAACAATCACAATCAGAACGCTCGACTGGCGATAATTTTACTATGCTTGGTTTCAATGAGTTGGATAAATTGCTCATCACAACTTAGCACAGCAAGAGCCTGTCGAGAAGAAAACGACCGACTATCTCAGTCTGTGACTGAGCTAAACAACGAAATAAAAGACTTAAATGAACGTTTTGAGGGCTATATAAGTAGTACAAAAAGCAAGTTTGATACGATAGAAAAGCATATTGTTGAAAACGAAAATGAGATTTCTGCACTGAAAGGTGAACTTGATAGGCTTAGCAAGGCACAGAGCTCTGAGCAAACAAGCTCGGTCTCTATCAAAAAATCTAATTTTGAGATAGGGGAAGAATGCTCTGTACCATCAGTTTCAACTCACATTAAGTATTGTACCGACTATAGATTCTACAACCTTTGGTACACGCCTCATTACAGACTACAGCAGGTAGCGTGGACTGACGAGCTTGGAATGAGACGATACAACAACGATTATCTTGTTGCTTTGGGTAGTTACTATTCTACCAACATAGGAGATAGGTTTGAGGTAACGCTTGATACCGGGAAAACATTCACCGTTATGTTGGCTGATGGAAAGTGGGATAGCGACTGCGATGAGAACAATATGTACACGCCGTGTGTGGATTATAACGGAGAGTACGCAGGTAATTTGTTGGAGTTTATTATGGATAAATACTCAGTCTCTGACGAAATGTACGCTTATGGCTCATTGGATTATTACGAAGAATTTAAAGGAAGTGTTTCAAAAATGGTATATTTAGGACGAGACACTTCAGAGGATTGGGACACTTACTTATAAGGAGAGGAAATTGACAGGATTATTTAAGGTTAAATTAACCACAATAGACGATGTAAAAACATTTGTAACGATATGCTCGGCTGTAGCAAGCCACAGTGTGGTCAGACAGGACTCATACGCTGTGAACGGGGCAAGCCTAATGGGTATGTTCAGCTTGGATTTATCAAAACCTTTGATGGTAGAAATAGACGATGACAGAGCAGCCAACTATTTCAGAAAATGGATGATTGTAGACGACTCGCTCGACTTAGACAGACAGGCACCTATGAACAAGGATTGATCTAATGAATGAGTCAAGCAGCACAATAACAGCATACGCGGAAATAACAGACCTACTTCAAAACACTCCAAACAACATAATAATAACTGACAATCTAATAAGAGCTTGGCACATAATAAACAATCCGATTTACGAAAGGATATGCTGCTCCATATCTGGTGGTGCGGACAGTGATATAATGCTTGACATTTGTGTTAAATGTGATGTTAGCAACAAGATAGATTATATATGGTTTGATACGGGGTTAGAATATTAGGCAACGAAGGAGCATCTTAAGTTTCTGGAAAATAAATATGGTATAAAAATTATCAAATACAAAGCGGAAAAGCCAATTCCGATAAGTTGCGGAACATACGGGCAACCATTTCTCTCTAAGCAAATCAGCGAATATATACATAGATTACAAAACCACAACTTTCAATGGGAAGACGAGCCTTACGAGATATTGTCTCAAAAATACCCAAATTGTCAGATAGCACTTAAGTGGTGGTGCAATGGTCGTGGAGAGAACAGTGCGTTCAATATAAGCAGAAAAAAGTGGCTAAAAGAATTCATGACAAGCACCCCACCCACGTTCAAAATATCTAATAAGTGTTGTCACTATGCTAAAAAGGTTGTGGCTCATAAGGCTGTTAAAGATGGAGAATATCAACTAAATATTGTCGGAGTACGAAGAGCGGAGAAAGGGGCAAGACAACTTGTTTATAAAAGCTGCTTTGACGACGGCAACAATGAAAGCTATGCGAATTACAGACCGCTATTTTGGTATAAAAATTCCGACAAGGTTGATTACGAAAACTTCTACGACATTTCTCATAGCAAATGCTATTCTGAATATGGACTAAAACGCACAGGCTGTGCAGGATGCCCATTCGGAAGAGATTTTGAGCAAGAACTTGAAGTTATTAAAAAATATGAACCAAAATTATACAAGGCGGTTACAACAATTTTTAAGGATAGCTACGAATATACAAGAAAGTATAGAGAATTTTGCGAAAAGATGAATAAAGAAGAGAGGGGTATGCAAGAATGAACGTTTTAATAGCGAATCCAATAGAAGAGGCTGTAGAGAGATGCATAACGCGTCCGGGATACAGAGTCGGGATTATAGTATCTAGTAAAGAAGAGAAGTATTCGATAGAAGATGCAGTGGGGAAGGCGGTGTTTTCTGCTTGCTTTAAAAAGGCAGATAATAAGCATCAATTTACGAGGTTTCGTAAAAGCGAATACGGATTCGTTTGCGAATTTATTGATGGAGGTAGTATCATAGACTGTATTATTTCGGAAAATAATGATGCGGTTAGAGGTCGAAGGTACAATATGCTCATGTCAGCAAACGATTTTGACGAAAGAGCAATGGTGATGATTTGTCCATACATAGTACACGGGGGAGTGCAAAGGAATGGCTAATTTTGAGAAAATTAAGAGTATGAATTCATATCAGCTTGCTTTGTTTATAAGCACTATCGAAAGCAATGAAGAAACTAACGTAAGAAGTATATGCAGAACAGAAGCATTTAACACAGCGACCGACATAGAAAAGTGGCTTAGAGAGGAATTTGAAAATGTATAAATGCACAAATCCAAGATGCGACTGGGTGGGTTACTGGTGTGACTTAGAAGAAGAAAAAGAATACGCTGGTGAATATCAAGGATATGACGTGTATATGTCAAGCAAGGCGTGTCCACGTTGCCACCAGGAAGTTGAATATACTGGCGATTGGAGTGAAGAATAATGCACAATTACACAGAGAAAGAATTAATCGAGCTTGGATATGAGCTCAAAAACGCAAAAATCACAGATGTCTCACTGACAATGGGCAACTATGGAAGTTTGACATCGTGGCTTGTATTAAATGGAAACGGCTGGGCTACAAGCTACGGAGGTCGGTGCCTCGGACATGGATATCTCGGAAGTAAAGAATTCACAGGAAGCCCGAATGGAATAGAATATCTCATGCGTATTATGGACGTTGCTGGAGTAGAATCCTGGGGTGACTTAGAAAATAAATATGTAAGAGTTGCCACGAAAGGCTGGGGCGACTCAGTTAAAATAATCGGCAACTTGATTGATGATAAATGGTTCGATAGCGACTCGTTCTTTGCAGACTCGGCAGAGATGGACGCCTGCCGTAATAAAGAATCGCAAAATAGTTACAACAATAGTTAAGAAAGGGCTGGACATACAAGATGAATCTTAAAACAAGAATTGACTGGCTTTCAGACGGATGGAAAAGAGCGAAGAATCATTGCAGGGTGACGGTTAACAAGGAATTTTCGGATAACGAACCTACGGCAAAGTTTAAGAAAAAACTTCTTATATCTGAACACAGCCCTATCAGAGACTTAGTTGTTAATTGGTCTTGGCTGAAGATATATTCGTGGGTGGCAACCGAGTGGAGTCGCCACAAGTTTGAGAAATACATTTCAACGCAAAGAGATGATCGCTGTGAAAATCAGACACCGAGAGGAAAGAAGCCGCAGGATGCGGCGGTTGACTTCTCTGGAGTCGCAAATTCTCAGAACACCATAGATGCGTGGCGGAAGCGACTGTGTTATCAGGCAACAGACGAGGCTCGTGAGCTTGGTGAGAGTTTTAAGGCTGAGTTACATAAATACGAGCCAGAATGGTCGGATGTTCTTGTCCCGAACTGTATATATAGATGTGGCTGTCCTGAATTTGAAATGTGCGAACAGAAATTTTTTGCACACTTCATAGCACAGTGTAAGGAAGACAAAGTTAATATATACAATATTCAGGAAAGATATGACGAATACAATAAGTTATTTTACGAAAATCGAAAAGAGTCATTTGAACAGAACGAGAGCGACTCTTTTGAGCAGCTTACATTAAACTCTTTGATGGATAGCGGAGAAAGGAATGTTAATGAATAAAGAAATGGTTAATCACCCGAGTCATTATCAGAGCAATAACGGTTGGGAAGTGATGGACTTTATCGAGGCATACAGACTGAACTTCCAACTTGGAAATGCTGTAAAATACATATTAAGGTGCAATTCAAAAAACAATAAAGAAGAAGATTTGCAAAAAGCTATATGGTACTTAAAACACGAGATTTCTTTGGAAAAGATGTACGGAACGTGGAACGGAGTTCTGCCGATATGCCCGCAGATGTTAGACAAGAATTGGCACGAAATATTAAAACCTGTTGTTGGTAACTTCGATATTTCAGACACATTGAAAGGGGCTGTGTTATATATTCTCGAAAGACCGTTAAAGTCGGTATTGAAGCCCGATGATTTAAAAATCGCCATTGGCTACATAACAGCCGAATTAAACAACACCGTAGACAACAAACCTATTAAAGTACAAGTCAGGAGAAAAAAGTAATGACAAAGGAAATTATACTGTGCGGAGCGCAGGGCTCGCAGGACATGATTAAGCCCATATATGACAGAATTATAGCAAGAATAGCGAGCGCTGAAACAAAGGACGTCGGCGTTTGCATGACAGATGAGCGTCCCTATGCTCGTTCTTACACACAAGTGTCCCCTATTATGGTTTATATCAAAGTGGACTTTGGTATGAGATACGAAGCTATTTTATCAAGTTCAAAGAGCGTTAAGGATGCGTGTATGAGCGTGGTAATGTCAACAAGAGACTTCGAAAAGTTCGATAACGAAGCCGACTTGGTGTTCGATATCGACTCAGACAGCAATTTAGACAGAATAGCGGATGTGATTTTTGACTGTGCGCTAAACAGAAACGAGGAACAGAGTGAAGATAGGGATTGACGTAGACAACGTAATAAATAACCTTACCGAATGCGTGATTAGCGTTTACAACGAAGACACTGGTTCCGATTTGAAGCTGACAGATATTATTGATTATGATATAACTTTGTTCGTCAAGCCAGAGCTCAGGAAAAATTTTTATCAATACTTTAGTGATGACAGAGTGTGGAAAAGGCTCCAGATTAAAGACGGAGCTGCTGACTGTATAGAGAATTTAGCCAAGACAAACGAAGTCTATTTTGTAACAAGCACCTACCCCGAAAATGTATATAGAAAGGCTGAATGGTTAAGCGAACATATTCGAGGGGTTGATATAGATAAGCGACTCATAATCTGTCACAATAAGCCGTTGCTTAGCGAGTTGGATATTCTGTTTGATGATTATGAGCCGAATCTTAGAGGAAGTTACATGGGAATAATAATGAACTATGCTTGGAACCAATGTCCTAACCATCGTAATATGACCGCAGAAGAGAAAGTTAGATGGCTGCTGATGTATTGCAGAGTGGATAGTTGGTCTGAGTTCCAGTCAATTGTCGAAACGACGAACTCCGCGTTAAACAAAATCGCAACCGAACTCACGACATTTAAGGAGAGTGGATTGATATGAGAGTAATAAAAAGAGATTGTAGCGAGGTTAATTTTCAGAAAGAGAAAATTGTCAACGCTATCATGAAAGCAATGACGAACGGCTCTGGAATTGTGATGCCGAATATAGCAGAGGAAATTGCCAATGAGATTGAAGAAACCTGTCGTCTCAAAAAAGAACTGAGCATTTCTGACATTGAGACTATGGTCTATGACAAGTTAATAGAAAAGGGACAGAAACTCACAGCTAAATCATATGAGGGGTACAGGAGCGTGAGAGAGTTCCAAAGAGAGAACGAGAACACCACCGACAATGAGATAAGAGAGTTATTATCTGGCACAAGTGACTATTGGAGCACCGAGAATTCCAACAAAGACGAAAAACTGGTGACGACACAGAGAGACTATATGGCTGGAATTGTTAGCAAGGATATAACAAGGAGATATCTGTTGTCGCCTGAAATCGTACAAGCAAATGACGACGGCATAATACATTTTCACGATGAGGATTATTTTGGGCAAAATGCTCTTTATAACTGTTCTTTGATTAATCTTGAAGATATGCTTCAGAACGGAACCGTTATTAGTGGAACGCTTATCGAGAAGCCTCATTCATTCTCCACAGCGTGTAACATTGCAACACAAATAATTGCACAGGTTGCTTCCTCTCAATACGGCGGTCAGACAATCACGCTTTCTCATTTAGCGCCATTCGTTGATATTAGTAGAGAGAAAATACAAAAAGAAGTAACTAATGAGCTGCTCGACTCGGATTTTAAAGAACTACCAAAAGAAGCCCTTGAAAAGTACATATCCGAAACAACGAACAAGCGACTTAAGAGAGAGATCGAAAGAGGGATCCAGACAATCCAGTATCAAGTAATTACACTTATGACGACTAATGGGCAGGCACCATTCCTTTCAGTGTGTATGTATCTCGATGAAGTTCCGGAAGGACAAACGAGAAATGACCTTGCTTTGCTCATTGAGGAGATGCTGAAGCAGAGAATAACGGGAGTTAAAAATGAGCAAGGTGTCTGGATAACCCCCGCATTCCCAAAATTACTTTATGTGCTTGACGAGGACAACGTGTTTGAAGATAGCAAGTATTATTATTTAACACAGCTCGCAGCGAAATGCACTGCAAAACGAATGGTGCCAGATTATATTTCGGCAAAGATAATGAAGCAGCTTAAAAACGGAGATGTATTCCCGTGTATGGGGTGCCGCAGCTTCTTAACGCCAGACAGATTTTCATTAACGGCTGGAAACTTGTCAAAAACAAAGAATTTCAATAAGGACAAGCCGAAATATTACGGCAGATTTAATCAGGGCGTAGTAACTATAAACCTTGTCGATGTAGCACTCTCATCAAACAAGGATATAGATAAATTCTGGAGAATATTCGATAAGAGACTTGATCTTTGTCATAAGGCATTGAGAGCCAGACACGAAAGATTACTCGGAACTTCGTCCAACGTAGCTCCGATACTATGGAGATACGGGGCGATAGCAAGACTAGACAAGGGGGAGAAGATAGATAAACTGCTTTACGATGGATATTCTACCATTTCATTAGGCTATGCGGGACTTTACGAATGTGTGAAGTACATGACCGGCTGTTCAAACAGCGAAGGGGTCGGCAAAGAATTTGGTCTTAAAGTGATGGAGCATCTTAACGACAAGTGCGCCGAATGGAAACAAGCAGAGAATATAGATTATAGCCCATACGGAAGCCCTATTGAATCAACGACATACAAGTTCGCTAAGTGTCTCAAAAAGAGGTTTGGCATAATTGAGGGCATAACAGACAGAGATTATATAACGAATTCGTATCATATTCCCGTTTTCGAGAAGATTAATCCATTTGAAAAGCTGGCTGTTGAAAGCGAATACCAGGCTCTTAGTCCTGGAGGTGCTATCTCGTACATAGAAACATCGGATATGAATAACAACACTCCTGCGGTGATGGAAGTCATCAAGTATATTTACGATAACATTATGTATGCGGAACTTAATACCAAGAGTGATTATTGTCAGGTTTGCGGTTATGACGGCGAAATTAAGATTGTTGATGAGAACGGAAATCTTGAATGGGAATGCCCTAACTGCAAAAATAGAGACAAAGATAAGATGAATGTAGCAAGAAGAACGTGCGGTTATATAGGAACGAACTTCTGGAATCTCGGAAGAACTTCTGAGATAAACGACAGATTTGTTCACTTGTCTGATATAGAAAAGGATGAATAAGCGATGAAATACGCACAAATAAGAAGCCTCGATGTTTCAAATGGCGCTGGAATAGGAGTAGCCCTGTTTGTTCAGGGCTGCCACTTCCATTGCAAGAACTGTTTCAACTCTAACACATGGAACTTCGACGGCGGAAAAGAGTGGACTACTGAAACAGAGGAAGAGTTTATACTCTCGGCTGAAAGACCGTACATAAAAAGAATATCTATTTTGGGCGGAGAGCCGCTGTGCGACGAGAACGTTTCCGACGTTCTCAAACTCATAAAAAAGATAAGAGAAAGACTTCCAGATAAGGCAATCTGGATATACACTGGGTATTCTTGGGACGAGATTTTCGATGATAAATACGGCGCTAATTCGGACAGAGCAAGTGCAGTTAGCCTGTGTGACATCCTCGTAGACGGTAGATATGTGGATGAACAGAGAGACTTGACTCTTAAGTGGAGAGGCAGTAGAAATCAGAGAGTGGTTGACATCAAAGCATCTCTCGATAACATTAAATTGGAATTATTCTGTGATTAAGGAGCACACAAATGTATAATATACTTGGCAAGAAAACAAAAGAAAATGATTTAGAAACTATCGCATCCAAAAGAGATTTTGATAAGGCTGTGGACAAGGCGATGAAGCTCAAATCTCGCGGATGGAAAGAGGTGGCCGTTGTTGATGAAGAGACTGGTGACATTGAGTACGAATTGTATTAAATCAATAATAGCGGCACTGACTATCGCTATTGCGGGATATTGTAATCTGTTGTGTGACCACCGTTGGATCGGAGCTGCTTTATTTTCGTTTGGACTTATATATGTTTGCAAATACAAACTAAACTTATTCACTGGGATGGCGGGATATGTAACGCTTAGGAAAACACCATCATTCATAGTATCAGTTGCGGTTAACCTTGTGTCCGCATTCGCAGTTGGCAGGGTTCTGTCGTGTAACCATAAAGCAGTGGAGTTTGCCAGCGCCTTGATTGTTGCGAAAATCGACAATAATATCGTTACGACTTTGATTTCGTCTGTTATGTGTGGGGTGCTAATATTTCTAGCGGTTGACTACTATAAAAAATTCTCAAGCATAATCGGGATTGTTTTTGCCATACCTATATTTGTACTATGTGGGTTTGACCACGCTGTGGCAGATGCGTTTTATGTAGGTGTCGCTGGTGAAATAAACGAAATCCCAGTTTTATTCTTATTGACGGTGGCTGTTGGTAACATCGCCGGTAGTACACTTATGAGGTTTTTATTATATTTATCCGAGAAAGGACAAAATGAAAATAGAAATGTTTAAATCGCCCATTGTGAAAACGTCCGCCACAATATTACCAGGAGATATCTTCTCCACAGAGTTTGGAGACTTCGACAATTGGGTTAACCTCGTATTTGAGGAATTCGGAAGCAGTAATTTATCTGATTGGACTGCGATAAAATATCATGTAGTAGCCGGTACTTTGAGTGCTTGCTGCTACGAAAACAAAAATATAAATAACATTAAATTCACCGTGGTAGGTAAGGAAGAAAGAGAGTATTAATATGATAGCTTCAGTAAAATTTGCAAAGGTAAGACCGTCGGCAATTATCCCGACAAAGAGAGAAGAGGATGCTGGCTTCGACCTGTATGCCAATTTTGAAGATGACTATAAAGTCATTAGCCCTCACGAAACGGTTATGATACCTACGGGTATCGCTTGCGCTTGTGATATAGATTACTGTTTCATTCTTAAGGAAAGAGGAAGCACTGGCACCAAGGGCATAGCTCAAAGATGCGGAGTGATAGATTCTGGGTATAGAAATGAAATATTTGTCCCTATTACAAATACCACCGACAAACCTATTATAATATATAAAAAGGATTTCGCTCATCGCGGTACAAAAATGTCGAATGGATTTTCGGGATACGACTTTGCCGTATACGATATGATTAGTCGCAACTCAGCCACAGCTTATCCTTATGAAAAAGCTATTACGCAGATGATAGTCGTCCCAGTGCCGTCTGTTGATGTTGAAGAGTATACATACGACGAATTAAAAGCAATTCCGTCAAAGAGAGGAGATGGCTGTCTTGGAAGCAGTAACAAGTGACAAGATAAAGGTTTACACACCGGATGAGCTTGCTAGTGTTATGAAGATAGGAAAAACAAATGCATACAAGCTCATGCGTGCGTCGGGGTTTCCATCCTACAAAATAAACAACAGGCTGTTCGTTACCGACAAAGCTCTGCGTGAGTGGCTGGTAAGGATGCAGGGAAGGAACTTTAAAATATAGTACAAACTCGTAAGTGTAAATATTATTTTATGCTTACGAGTTTTATTTTGCCAATTGGTATTAAATAAATGTATCGCTAATGTATCGCTACGCCTACTACCAAATTGTACAAAACGGCTTTTAATGCGGATCTACAACTCTGAATTTTCAGGTCTGCAACACCTTGATCCCCAGTTCAAATCTGGGTGGCGCCTCCATCAAAAAGAAAAGCACTTGCAATTTGCAGGTGCTTTTTTGTGTGTAAAATTCACATTCAGAATTCTGAAAGCTGTACTTTTTATGTACAGGCATTATGCTAAAATGTTTATGTCTATAGAATATGAATAGAATGCACACAAGGAGGAGTATTATATGGAAGAAGAAAATGAGCTTCTTGACGATGAAGAATTCGCAGATGGTGATATCATTGAGTTTTTAAGAGGACTTATGAAAGAATGCTCATGTACGGTAGAGAAGCACAAAGCAAAACAATTTATTCCTCCCTGCTTTTTCAGCTCACATTGAAAAAAAAG